GGTCGAGCGCGTCCAGTTGAGGCGGAAGCCCTTTGCGATGGCATAGTCGATGCGGATGAGCGGGGACGAGTAATTGCCCGAGGCCGAGATGATGGAGTTGTCCTTGCCGCGCCCAATCAGCGAGCAGCCTGAGGGGATAGTCTTATTCCCGGTGATTGTCAATGTCCCGACCGGCAGCAGGATTGTGTCGCCGTCCCCGGCGTCCGCGATGGCGGCGTCAAACCCTTCTTCAGAGAAACCGTACCGCCCTATCGCCTCGGCGTTGGCATTGAGCAGGATGATTTCATTCGACATGCCCGCCGAGGTGAATTCGAGTGTCTCGAGGCGTTCGATGAGTTTCTTCGCCCGGTCAAGGCGGGCCGCCAATTGGCGCTCAATCATTCACCATCACTCCACGTAGTAATCGCACATCAATTGTGCTGCTTGGGCGCTTCCGGCCTTGTTCGTGAGCCTGAGCGCATAGGTGCGCGTCGGGTACAAAAGCCACTCCCAATCCGCTCGCATGCCACCAGCGATGCCGACGGGCTTCGGAGCGGACCCGCCGAACAGATAGACCTCCGCCAGCGTTGTCGGGGTGCCGCCGAGTGTCGGGTTCAGTTTCCAGGTCAGGCCGTCGGCGTAATTCCGGTTCATGTTCTTGGCCTGCATATTGCTCCCGCCGGTGATGGTCGGGTTCTCCAGCAGTTCGATGATGGCGTCTCCGCCGCAGCCGCCTGAGAACACAAGGTGAATCATCTTGCCCAGGGTGGGATAGGCAGGTAGGCCGAAAATGATGGTCGCATCGTCGCCAAGATTTTCGTCGATGTAGGTGAGCGAGTAAGCCGTGCCGTCGTGTATCTCACGGTGAGAAACCTGGATGACTGCCAAACCTTTTGAAATTCTATCGACGCTAGCCAATACGTCATCAATCAAATCGTACAAGACGACTGGCTTCGCGGTCCCGCCTTCAAGTTTCCTAGCCATGCCCTCACCTCCCGTTATGTCGGATGACCTTCCAGCGTCTCCGTAACCTTTACCGCCGCTTCAAGCGTATCATCGCCGCGCGCGGTCCAGCGCAAATGAAATTGTGCAACATGACCATCAAATTCAAAGCCGTGATAGCGGATTGTCACCTTGTCCCCAAAGAACCAGTCCTTTGCAAACCTGCCGGATGGCGTGTCGAGTAGCTTGCCTGTGAAATAGACCTTTGGTCGCCCCGCCTGCATCCGGTCGAATGCTTTGTTGGCGACACACAAAGAGCCTCCGGTCGAGGGGCACTCACGAGCGTCTTGGAAGGCTTCCCTCTTGTTCCAGATTGTCAATTGTTCTCGCACTTGGTCGTTCTCAGGGTCTATAATGCGGCCTGCGCCCTCGCCCGGACCACCGCCGGTGACGTAATTGATTTCTTCCGAGTAGTCCCATTTCAAATCGGGCTTGGCGAGGTTCCCAGTTTCTTTCGAGAACACGATAGGCGCGACTGAGCCTTTCAGGGTTCGGTCCACGCCTCTGATATTCACCCAGGTCTTGAACAGGTACACGGCTTCGCCGAGGTACTCCAGGTCAAAGAAAAGGTTTGTGCCTTGATTGGCCGATGCCTCGGCCACAGACTTGATGACCTCCAAAACATTGCGCCACGCAAACGCCATATCAACCGACGGAGCCGCGGTCTCGTCCGGCGCGATGGAGAAGTGCGCCGCGGGATAGTAGCGCGGGCGGCCATAGTAGTCATTGCCCGCGCCCGGCCCCATATTTTCATTCACTACTTCCTTGATTAGGTCATCCGCTTCCATGGCCTTTTCGGCCTCTGATGTTTGAGAGCGATAGTTCACAATCCGCCGTTTCAGCAGTTCGATTTGGTCCGGCCCCGAGAAATAGGCTACCTCTTCGCCTGAGCCGGTTTCCTTCCAGCCCCATATTCTCATTAGGCCGGTGCCGAGACACACTTCTTCGCCGCCGACGGGCTGCCGCCAGAACTCCACGATGTTGTCGGCGTGGAAGTAGCGCGGGTCGAAATCCGGAGAGACTGTGACCTGGAACCAACCCTCTTCGTTTTGCGTTCTGACCAACTCCGCCATGATGACATCGTTGACGACTGTCAACATCTGCCCATCATGCGTTCGGATGATTAGCCAATTCCGAGCATTCATAGGTCGTCAAAGCTCCAATGAGCGGGCCGCCAGCGGATGCACAATTCGCTATCTCCAGTCGTGCCGGTCGCCAAAAAGGCGATGCGGTTATCTCCTGGCAGAAGCCGTAAGTCTCCAAAGTTAGAGCCTGGAGAAATGCCGTTCATCACATTGCCGCGGGCGTCGGATATGGCTTTCATCATGCCTGGGCGCATGTCAATCAGCACTCTCTCGCCATCCTGCACTTCGAGGTCGAGGATTAGGGCTGCGTCCGTTTCTTGATTTTCAAGCCAAACCAAATGCGCAGGCCCCAGTATATCCAGCAAGGGTCCAGAAGCCGCCCGCCCGTTGCTCTCGACATCTTCGACATAAGCAGCCGTTGTCGTGCCGGAGCCGCTCAGGGCAACGTAGATGTCTTCGCCTTTCGCAGCGATGGAATGAAGGGCCGCAGGGAATTGAGCATCCGTGTGGCGCAACCTCGTCTTATCCCAGGTCGCCAAGTAATCGGCAAGCGAGGCGTTTGTAACAGACGTGAAGTCACCGGCAATCCACAGGAGCCCCTTATCGTCTTCGACCAAACCGTAAACTGTTGCTCCGCCGCCTGCTACTCCGTCCCCGTCTTTGCCTAACGGATACCACTCCCTGCGGCTCCAAACCGCCACGCCGTCGGCATCCCAAAAGCCAGCCTGCGTGAATGCGCCGCCTGCGTAGATGCGCCCGTCTGCGCCGCGGGCGAAGCAGCGAACAGTGGCATCCATGCCTTCTTCGGACATCTCGGCCCAGGCGCTTCCGGTCCACTTGGCAATGCGTTCGAGGTTGTAGGTGCCGGGACCGCCGCTCTCGTCCGTGAAGTTGCCCCCGAAATAAACCGTCGAGCCGTCCATGTCCACAATCACGCAGTAGGCCGCCGCGTTCAATCCGTTGCTCAGAGCGCCAAAGGCATTCGTGCCGGGCGTGTAAGATGCGACATAGTTCAAGGTGGTCCCGCCGCCAGCGGTGGCGGTGAAGTCCCCTGCGATATAGAGGGTCAGGTCGTCGGCAACCGCCAGCCCGCGCACCACATTATCAAGCCCTTTGGTGGCCTCGGTCCCCATCTGCGAGAAAGCGTCAGTTGAAGGGTCATAAGAAGCGATGCGGTTGTAGGTCGTCGCTGAGATAGCCGTGAAAGAGCCACCAATGTAAACCGTGCCATCCGCAGCGAATGCTATGGCATTCACTTCTCCGTCGTCAATGCCGTTGGCTAGAGCGTGCCAGTTCTCACCGTCGTAGCGGGCGACGCGGGCGGTATTGGCTACACCGCCCACGGAAGTGAACGCGCCCCCGATGTAGATGTCGCCGTTCGGATGAACCGCCACGACATTGATGGCTCCGTTCACATCTACAATCTCTTGCCACTCCCCATTGACGCGCGCGAGCAAGCCGTAGTTAGATGTCACAATTGATTGTGAAGCCGTCAGTTCGTGAACGTCCTGGCTATCGGCCTGCCAGAAGGGATTAGGGCAAAAGAACCGAGCGCCGAACCGATTTTCAATCGGATAGCGGATGTCCCCTTGAAACTCCAAGCCCGCTTCGTAGAACGCCTCAAGGTCCATCGCCAGATAATCCTCAGCGTATCTGAGGATAAAAGGCTGCGGCATCTGCGTCATGTCCGCTTTCACCACATCTTCGAGGGCGCGCCTAGCCCTGTTCAGCGCCCTGAGCGAAACGGGCTTCAACTCTCTGTTCGACCCGACCGCAGTAAAAGTCATCATCACGGCGCGCGGCTGCGGCATGACTGATTGCACTTCTGCGCGGTCATTGTTGGGATAGGTTTGTGTACGCAAACGGATGGGCGGCATGCCCAAGCCGGAGATGGCCGTGGGCCAGAGGTTCACGTCAAGCCCTTGGGAAAGGTCTACGAGTTCTCCGGCAGGGCGGTACCGCCTGGAGCGGTGTGATATAGACGAATAACGTCCACCCTCCCACCAAAAGAAAGGCGCGCCATCGTGCAAGGCGACTTCAAGTTCAAGGTCGCCGTCGGTGTAGGAAGTCAGAGACCCCTGCTCAGTCTGAAAGCCGTCTGCGTAGAAAACGCCGCTCTGAATTCGGCCCGCCGTCTCGACGTACAAGCGAAGGTCGGAGCAGGTGTTAGCCCCAAGCACGCCGGTTACTGATAGCCTGCGCCAGTAATCATCGTCGATAGTGACAGGTTTCCCTACCCATTCCAAACCGTTCGTCTGGTCTCTGAGGCGAATGCGGACGGTGCCCGCTCCGCGTACGTAAACGCTGCCGGTGTACTGCGCCTTACTGTCGTTGGGGTCGATAGAATAGTATGCGCCCTCGTTGAGAGCAAGGCCGTCAGGCGTTATTTTCAATGAGGCCCTGCCGAACCGCGCCCTGTCAAGCGAACGCGCAATTGATGAGCCGGATGCTATGTAGCCTGTTGTGTCCAGGCCCAATGAGGGATTTTCAATGAGGTTCGTCGTAGCTACTGGCCGAAGAATACCTATCACGGTATCAGCCCTCCCAACGCTCTCATCATATTGAAGTCCGATATGACAGGCTCAACAGGCGTGCTTGTGTTCACCGTCAGGTTGTAGTTTGTGACCTCGGGACTTGTCGCCTCAGGCATGATAGGGATGCTCGCAAAGGTGCCCGGTCCGGAAGTCAAGGCCTCACCCAAGCTGCGAATGCCCCCCACAGGCATACCTAGCCATTCCGCGAAGTCAAGCGCAGGCTCTAACATTTCAACCAGTCTCGCAAGACCGTTTCGCACGAAGCCAACAATCCCATCCCAAATGTTGACCACGGTCTGCCTCAAAGAATCCCACACGCGCCACCACAGGTTCTTCAAGTTTTCGCCTGTTCGCGTGAGCGTATCCAGAAAGCCTTCGAAGTCGCCTGCGATGAGTTGCAGGATAGCCGCTACCAAGCCAGAACCCGTGGTCAGCACAATCTCGATGATGCCCAAGATGAAGTTGAAGGCATTGCTAACTGTCTCCATAATCTTGTCGCCGTGCTTCGACCAGAAGGCAGCAATCTTCTTCAGCAACTTGCCCACAATCTTCACCGCCGCCTCAAGAGCGTCGCGGATATTTTCAACCACCGTCGAAAACGTAGGCCCGACAGTCTCCTTGATGAAGTTGCTCACCCGCGCGAAAGCCTCTTGGACGGCAGGCCAGTTTTCCCTCACGGCGTCAATGATGGCTTGCACACCTTCGATGATTGGCTGGAAGAATGCAATAAGCTCGGCCAATGCGGAAGGTCCTTCTTCGGAAACTGTCGCGAACCAGGAGCGGAAGGTTTCGATAATCGGCTGGACAAATTCTCGGATCCTCAATAGCGCCGGCAGGAATGCAATGCCAAACTCATCCATCCCGCCCGACAATCTCTTGAGCCATGTCTGGGCCTTATCAAATATCGGCTGCAATCTCTGCTCCCAAAAGCTCTTCGCTATTTGCACCGCCTGGGGTATCTTTTCCTCAAGCCACGTTGAGATTTCTTCGAAGATGGGCTGGCCTACATTCTCCCAGAAGTCTGTGAGGGTTGTGCGGATGCCGAGCCAGTCGCCTTCCCATGCCGCTGCCAACAAGCCGATGAATGTAATCAAAAGTCCTATTGGCGACGTAAGACGAGCGAGCAACGTTGTGAGCCGCATGATTGCAGCAACCATAGCGGCCCCGCCGAGCGCCCCGGCGATAGCCTTTGCCGCAGCGATGATTTCGTCCTTGTGTTCCGTGTAAAACTCCTTGAACTTCTCGATAAGTTCACTGAGTTTGCTTATAGTCTTGCCCACCGTCTCGCGCAGGTGCGTGCCGTACATATTATCAATCAGAAGGGCGAAAGCCATTATCGGATTAGTGCCATCGCGCACATGCTTCACCCAGTTGGCGAACTGGAAAGTCACCACCTCGATAACTGGCACAATCTTGTCCCGGAAGTACTCCAGGAACCGGGGCAGCACATCATTGAGCATTCCTGTAAGGGTGTCAATCAATGTGCCAAACGCAGGCAAGAGAGCGAGGCCGAGTTCATCTTTCAGGTTCGAGAACATCGTGCCGAGGCTGCCGAGCTTGCCTACCGTTGTGTCTCCGACATCCCCCAAGGCCCCGTATTTCTCTTCGAGTTTGGCGATGACGGCCTCATTCAAGGCCATCTGCTGCTGCGTCTTGGTCAACTCACTCGCAACCAAGCCATTCGCCTCTGCGAACTCCTCATACGCTTCTGTTGCTTTGACTTGAATGGCGAGGTTGTCGATAATCATTGGGCTCAGACGGCCGACGCCCAATGTGTAGGACTGGAGCATCCAATCAAGCGACTGGCCGGTTGCGAGCGAAGCCTTTGCGAGCAAGCCGAAAGCATCAGGCAGCCGGGCAGCGAAGTCATCCGAGATGAGCGCAGCGGACTTGTTGAACTCCAGCATCAAGCGGCGATTATCAATCATGCCGCCCGATGCCTTCTGGAGCGCGGCGAGCATTTCGTCGCCGGACTTCCCTATCCGCTCTGATGTAGCTTCGAATGCGGTTCGCACACCGGCGAGAGGGGCCGCATCCGCGGCGAGTTTGAACAGCGCGCCTCCAGCAGCGCCAGCGGCCCCTACTATGGCCGTGCCCAAGCCCGCGGCGGCTTTTAGGACAGTATCTCCGACGCCGACGAAATCGGATGCCATTCTTTGGGCTGCGCCGGAGGTCTTGCTGATGGCACCCTGCATACGACCGAGGTCGCTCACAAAACCTGGAACGCCTGCGGCGACGGCTTGGATACCCAGTTTCTCGAAACCCATCTACCTTCGCCTCCCGCGCTTCTTCGCTTCGCGCTTCTGCTTCGCGACAACAGCCTGCGATTTATGCGCCTCGACTAGATTGCTGAGGCGGTAAAACGCGACAACCTTAGCCATGAACCAACGGGGATATAGACCCTGCTCCCACCGCCACAGGTCGAGATTAGCATTCGTGGCCGCGGCCCAAAACTCGAAGGTTTGAGAGTAGGTTATCTTTGGGTCAATGGCATCTGGGAGTGGAACCTCCCATATCCATTCACCCTGTCTCTTCACCTCGAAAGGAGCGCATCGAACGGCCGATGTCCTCCTCTGAGACGCCGCTCACATCCACGACGAGCGCGATGTCTTCGGCGGAGCAGGCAACGTACCTCTTGAATAGCAGTTCCTTCTCTCGGGGATTATCAAAGTCAATACCGCTCAGGTCGAGATAGCCCTGCTTTTCAAGCATACGCAATTCTTCGAGCCAGCCATCATCCTCGGGCAAGCCGTCAATCAATTGGATACCCATGAGCAACAAGGTATCAATGACTGCCCGCCCTCGCTTGCGCTCCACCTCGGCCAGCGCCTTGACGTATTCGGGGTCGTTGGGATTAGGTTCATCCCGGTCCTTGTCGGGATTGTGCCAGATGGGCACTTCGGGTTCCTTGAAGGAAGCCTGCACCTCATCAATCAACGAAACCGATACTGGGCGGATGCGCGCGCGATAGCCCGTACTCAAGGTCACAACATCATCGCCCGCACGTTGCCTGCTTTCCGCTACTTTGACAGCAGCTTTTATCTCCTCGTTAGCCATTCTTTCCTCCAGTCCGAAGGCTCATCTTCTGCTAAGGTTGGGCAATCAGCAGGATGCCATCGGAGCCATCGTCGGCAAGCCCGCCAGCGGCCAGGATGTTAGCGTCTTCGGTACAGCCTGCGATTGCGTTGACGGCATCATTGGCGGGGATAACGCTTGTGCCCTCTGGGATGACCAGCCAGGAGTAACCGCCATCGTAAGACCGCAAGATGCGGCCCGCAGGTGCCGAAGTAGCGCCAGCAATCCAGCCAACACTCTCAAACGGGAAGCAGATGTCATAGATAGCAGCCAGATTGCCCGGCAGGGACTTTTCGGTCCAAGAGGTTCCAGCATCAAGCGTGTAGAACACCCGGCCGTCATCCGTCCCGACCCACCACTCATCCTCGCCCCGCATCCAAACGCAGGTCAGGTTTACGCCATAACCCACGGGGCGGGAAGCGGCAGTCCAAAGCGTGCCGTTGCGGGTGTAGACAACCGCACCGTTATCTCCGACCGCAACTGCTTTCTCGTCATCGAGCGCATGGACCGCGTTCAGCCCATCGCCTCCGGCAGCGGAACTATCCAACTCGGTCACACCCGCGGACGGGTCCGTGACCTTGTAGATGTAGCCACCCTCGCCAACGATGAATGCCATATTGCCGATGCTCCAAATATCATTCGGAGCGCCAGAAGCATTGAAGCCCGTGCTGACTTCGGTGAAGTCGGGGTCAGTCGCGCCGTCGAACTCTGAGAACAGGGCATAGTGCAGCGAGCCGCTATCTTGCGAGACAACGACGATGTAACTCTGGACCTTGGCAATTGCCGAAGGGTCATCTGTGGCATTCATGCTATCGATGTCATGAGCGTGCCACGTCGCCCCTCCATCAAGCGAGAACACCACATCGGCAGGCGTTGAAGGCGAGCCGCCCGCGGCTTTCGTGATGGCAAAGATTTTCTGGCAGCCATCCGAGTAACTCTCGCACTCGCCACAACTCACTTGGTCCGCGATGATGATGTCGAGGACTTCATTGGTCACTACATCCGCGCCGACCTCGGAGACTACTACGGGCAGGACTTCGTAGATTTTCGCCGCCGAGATTTCCACGGTTTCATTGACCACGGCCCTCTCATCAGGCCCCAAAGCGCCCAGTTCATCGGTGGAGTAGCTGGCAAGGTACACATCCTCCAGCACGACCGCCTTCTGGAACTCATTGAAGATACTCGGGATGCTGCAAGTGCCCATGTGCAACTGCACATCCACGGCGCAGCCAATTCTGGCTAGGCGAAGCAGTTCGCTTCTTACGTCCACACAGTACCGCCCGCTTAGGCTTGTTGATGGCCGCTCCTCTTCGCCGCGCAGTTTGCCGACGGTCTTGAAGCGGTCGTATGTCTGCGGGTCTGGTACTTTGATGTCCTCGATGTCTCCGCGCGAGTAGTCAATACCCGCCATCTTCAGCGAGGACTCGTAACTGGGTTCACGGTCAGCCCGCGCGCGGCCTTCAATCAGAAAGACGCGCGTATACCCAGTAGCAAGTGGGTCACCCATTCTGCTTTACCTCCTGTTCGTCTAGCCTGTATAGCAGGACCAAATGCCGCTTGATAAGCGAGCGAGTGATAGTTGTGATGCGGTTTTGGCCGCGCTGAACGTCCTGCCAAGTGAACAATCCGTACTCTACCAAAGCGTTGTGTAAGTCTCGCTTCACCTCCTCCCAAGGGATGAGATTGACATCCGGCGGTTCAAGCGGAATGCCTTGTTCGGCCATCGAAACGGGGTCGGTGTCTCGAAGGAGAAAGGCATGCTTATATCCGTGCGCATCCTCGATTACAACCTTTTTCAAATTACCGCCGTCCTTACCCGTTTGCCCCTGAGTTTAGAAACCCGCCGCCATGCAATGACCTCGCCACGACGTGAGCCGAACGGATTTTCAAGCACATCCTCCGAAAGAGTGTAGCTAGGCCCGTCGGGTTCTGTCTGGGCCAAATCTTGCATTAGGTTCCGTGCAAGCAACGTCACATTGTTGCACGAACACAGAGGCCGTGGCAAGCGAGCGGTCGCCAACCACGCGATAGTTTCGGCCCACCAGTCACTCAATGGGTCGCAATCCAAGCCTTGCAAGTAGCGGTCGCTCACCTCTCCGTGATAGTAAGAAACCCGCAGGATGTCAGGGTCTCGGCAAACCTGGAGCGTCTGTTCCACCCAGTCCGTGCCGTCAAAGGAAGCGGCCATAGGCACCGCGATACCCTGGTCGCGGTCGCGCACATGCAGGCATCCTTCTTGTGCTTCATGTTCACAGGCCGGGCAAGAGCCGCAGCCTCCTGGCCTGTCTTCCCAGTAGAACACAACGCCCGGCTTGGAGTAGTCATTGTACTCTCGATAGACATCCACCTCGGAAACATAGATGGCGGCTTCCAAATCCTCTGCGCCTGCTTGCCTGCTGGTCGGCAGTTCGAACCAGCGTTTAGGGTCAATCAGTTGCCACGACCAGAAAGTTGCCGTGAATGTGCCACCTGAGATTTGCTTTGTCCGCGCGGGCCTTATCTCCCATTCCTGCTCTGAGTGCCCTTTGAAATACACCTTGATTTCACATGCGTCCGTGAGGGTTGTGGCGCAAGAGACGGTTGCGGTTTCATCGTAGCCGTCGCCATCATCGTCGCTATACACAACCGCCACACCCGTGTCGACCGCTGAGACGCCTCGCTCCCCGCCCGCGATAAAGCGGCCCCATTTCGTGCGGACGGCTTTGTGTTGCCCTTTGATGTTCAGGCCCGTGCCGAAGTATTCACGGCGGTAAGGATGCTCCATATGGACAAGTTCATTCTTGGTCCATTTGGGCGCGGGCCAGTAGCCGAGGTAGAGTGCTATGTCCTCCTCCGCGCGGGCAATCGCCTGGGCAATTTCTTCGCGCGAAACTCTCCCTCCGGCCTGCCAAGGGTACTGCCAGTAGATGTCCTGGCAGCCGCCGCCCAGTTGAGGCATGATGTTTGTGCCAACGCCCTCGTTGAAGTGAGCGGGATTGATGCCGAGGATTTCAGCCCATCTATCCAAGGCTAATAGTGTCGGAGTTTTCGCTATCGACATCTCCTACTCCAGAATTCGGTCCACGATGGCCGCCATCGCGCTCAGCGAAAAAGGCAACGCAATCCAGCGGATAAGGCACGGGAAGAAATAGTAGCCAAGGGCAGTAAATGAACCCACCCATATCGACATGCACCAAACGCAAGAGAACAGCTTTCCAAGCTCTGTCTCGCTTGATTTGTCTAAGGGTTCTGGCGACATGCGGCGGAACCAAGACCTGAACCTTTGCAGAATTCGCCACGGCCCCTCCTCTACGACCAGCAGCGATGAGAGCCGCCAAACTGCTAGCCCCAGTATCAGGAAATCAGTCGCCCCTACCATATCACGAAACCGACCTCGCAAGCAATGACACGGCCTCGTAGATTTGCTTGGCCTTTGTCGGGCCAATGCCCTTGACCTCTTGCAGCCCTCCCTCACCGGCGCTGATTATCGCCTCGGCATTATCAAAGCCCGCCTCGCGGAGTGCTTCCGCAATCTTGGGTGTCACGCCGGGGAGCAGTTCAATCTCCAATTCGGTTGAGATTTCAATCGGCTCTGGCTCATAGACTTCCGCCTCCACCTTTGGCGGGGCAGCCGGAGTGATAGGTTTGGGCGCGGGTTGGGGCTGCTCAATCCTCTGGAACAAGTGCGGCTGGCCTTGGACATCGTTTACATGCACCAAAAACGTCTCGCCGCCAGCCCTCCGGCCGTAGTCTATCTTCGTATTGCCGCCAATAACTCGATGCTTGCCTCGGTTCGGATGTAAGTACTTTGCCAGGACGAACTCGCCGTCTTGCATTGAAGCCTCCTTAGTAGTATTCGTCGGCACCGCGCGCGGCAACGCTGGCCTGCGCGGGTTGTATGTTTTGCGCGCACCGCACCCGCATCCCATAACTTCAATCTCCTCGTATTTCTTTCGCAGGTATGATATAAGCCTCCGATGCTTTTGTACACCCAGGTCTCGCCGGGTGCCTGTGTAGAAGCGGACAACCGCGAGCTCTTGGGGAACGCGCACATAACACTTGCCCGCCTTAGCAAGCCGCCAATGGTAGTCAACGTCCTCCCAAGAATCCATGCTCTCATCGAAGCCGCCGATTTCATAGTGCCATGCCTTCGGATAGAGACAAGTTACCAGCGCCCAAATCAAAGGCTGGCCGTGTTCGGGCGGCTGGTGCTGGCACACGCGCGGGTCATAATCGGCTGAGCGGAACCCGATAACGGCATCGCCCGTCCTTTCATCATGGTAGTAGATGCGCTCTTTGAGGTCATCGGCCAAATCGTCGGGATTATCAATCTTCGCCTTGCCAACGTAGTCTGTGTATATGATGGCAGGCTCATCATTGAAGGCTTCCAGCATGACTTCGAGCGCCTCGGGATAGAGCCAGTCGTCTGCATCGAGGAACACGATTAGATTGGCACGGGCATTATCAACCCCCAGGTTCCTAGCCTTCCCTGCACCCGCCTTTTCCTCGGTTCTAACCCATCTTACGTAGGGATAGGATACTTTATACCTATCGACTATGTTTTCGCCGCTATCATCGACTACGACCGCTTCCCACCGCCTGAATGTCTGCGCTTCCAGGCTATCAAGGCTATCTGCCAGCGTTTTGACATGGGCCGCGGAAACAGGGATGATGACAGAGATAAGCGGCTCATCATATTCGCGAACTGGATGGCTCTGCTGGCGTGGCGTTGCGTAACTTGCGAAAGGATGCTGCTGGTCCTTGACCCACGGATGCCATGCCAGCCAGTCAACCTCACGGTACTCCTCATTGCCCGACACCCTGCCGCTGAGCCATGAATAGACAAACAGCGGCTCCGCAGTAACCTTTTTCGCTGCCCACCCATACGCTCCAGCGCGTGTCCAAAACTCGGCGTCCTCTGAACCAGCACCTTTCGGAGCATATCGGGCTTTGTATCCGCCTAGTCGCTCCCACATCTCTCTTCGAAACACGCAGCAGGTAGGCACCTGATTGCGCCGCCGAAGTTGCTGGTCGTAGTCCCAGTCAGCGGGCCAGCGGGAGATGCCCGTCGTGCCGTCTGGCTTTATCCAGCGCAGGCCCGTGTAGGCGATGCCGAGAGAGCGGTCTGCTTCAAGAGCCTCAATGCAAACCTCCATGAAACGCGGCCCGATGGCATCGTCAGCGTCCAAACACGCAACGTACTTTGTGCCCGCGGCTGCGATGCCTGTGTTACGCGCAATGGCTACGCCGCTGTTTTCTTGGCGGACAAGCATCACGCGCGCGTCGCCTTGTGCGGCCTCTTTGACTGCCCGTTTCACGGCTTCCGGATTATCCGAGCCGTCGTCAATGACGATTATCTTTGTGAGCAGAGGATAGGTTTGAGCGCGGGCGCTCTCGATTGCCCGGCCCACGATTTTCTCGTAGTTGTAGCAGGGGATGATGATGGCCGCCGTCGGCTCTTCTTCTTTAGCAGCGAGGCGGTAGATGGCCGCGACCTTCTTTGCAACCTTCTCCCAGGTGAATTGCTTTACTGCTTCGCGCCCATTTGCGCCTAGCCGCGGGCCTTCTTCGAGACAGTACCTCAGTCCCTCCGCCAAGTCCTGATAGTCTCCGGGTTGGGCGAGGTAGCCGGTTTCGAGATGCTCAACCATCTCGACCACGCCGCCGTGATTGAAACCCAAGACGGGTACACCGAGAGCCATTGCCTCGAGGATGCCAATGCCGAACGTCTCCTTGGTGGTCGCGAGATACACGCCCGCATTCGCAAGCGTCTCCATCATCAAGCCATGAGGCTGAAGGCCCGTCACTCGGACATTGGGCGTTACAGGCCCTTTCGCAAATGTAGTGATGAAGTCGACATTTTCAAACTGAGCCGCAAGATAGATGAGAGGCGCAGGGTCGCATACATCGCCGATGCGGTTCTTGTTCCAGAGAACGTGGCCCGCCCGCTCCTTTCGAGGCTCATACTTTCGCCATTCGATACCGTGCGGCACTATGTACGGAGCAAGCCGCATATCCCGCCGGAAAGTTTCAGCGACCCAATCGCTAGGGACGGTGATGGCTTTGGCGCGGCGGCAGGCCTCAATCACATCTCTGTTCACCGCCCATTCCCAGTTTGACGCCGGATAGTCAGCGGTCCAATAAAGGCCGTGGCAATGAACTACTTCAACCCCGATGCCCGCTCCCGCATGAGAAACCCGCAACTCCGCATCTTCTGGCCTATCTACGAACTCAAAGCCGTGAGCCGGAAGATACTGAAGGTACGCTTCGATAACTCGCTTGATGCCGCTCTCCTCGCGGCCCATGTCAGCCAACCGAGGCAGCATGTAGACCTTCATCTAAGCCCTCCGGTGGCGAAGAATTCGGGATAACGCTCATATAGCCAGTCTTCCGGCGTCCGATAGATAATAGCCCGATGCGCATTGCTTTCGATTGCAGAGAGCCTTTTTGTATACTCGTCAGGCGTTAGACGCGAAAGGATACTCGCCAAATCATAGATCGAATGGAAAGTGATGATGCCATCAGGGTCGAAGTAGCGGTGAATGTCCGGCGCGCCCCAGTAGATAGGAACCGTCCTCAGAGCGAAACAGTCAAGTAACTTCTCAGTAAAGAAACCTTCAGCGGCACAATTCTCTATCACAACCGAGAACGCATAAGGCTCCAGCGCCTGCCGCTTGTTACTTAGCCATTGCGTATAAGGCTCGCCGTAGACATCCAAGATATGATTGAAGGTCGTTGCTACTTTGTGGCGGAGCCGGTGGCCGTCTGTGGCCCGCTTCTTCGAAACAAGTATGCTCACCTTACGCGTCTTGGGGACGCTCTGGGGCCAATCCTTTATCCATGAGCCGCCAAAGGGATACCAGCGCCACGGCTTGCCTCTGTTCGCCCAAGCCGTGTGGTGCGTGAAGATAGCGTCAAAGTGTTCAATCATGGCCGCTGCCGTTTCATAGGGCTCAGGATGCAGGCAGTAAGGCTCTAGTATCAAAGCAACCTTGCGCGGCGTTGGGTCTTCTGCCGCACGCTTCAGCGAAGCGTCTGTAAAGACCTTCATGTCTTGATGCTCACGGTCTTCCCGCAGCCACTCGAAGTAGGTTGGGCTGCGGCCCGCATTCTCACCCGAGAAACCGATGGCTTTTGCATGTCCGAATAAGGCATCATCTATCGGGATGACCACCAGTTCTCCTCTCTTTCGTAGCCGAGCAGGTCCATCGTGGGGCCAAACGTCTCGTCCGCAAACGGGCCGATGCTGGACCAGTCCCAGTTCTTCCAGTCGCCCACGATGCCTTTCCGGAGATGGTGCAACTGTATGTCCTTGCCGTAAGGCCGCTGGTCGCCATCTTTCATAACCTGCTTGCGTTTGGCCTCGATGCTTTCTTCCGCCGCAACCTGTTCCAAAGGCTTTACGGGTTCAAGGTCGAGCATCGCAAGGGCCGCTCCCAGGATGGCAACTGTATCCTCGTTCAGGGCCTCATACTTCACAACTATCATGCGGTGGTCCACATTGTTTTTGTAGACGTGGAGCCAGTCGCGGACGAACTTCGACCATGGCCCAAAGCCCATCGGAAACTTCGCATCCTTCATGCGCCGAACGGTCTTGGCAAGCGGCATGTGCCAGTAACTCGCGGCGCTCACGGCGACATCGCGAGGGTCGCGGACGATGAAAGCTATCCGCTCATCGCGCCAATTATCAAGACAAAACGTTCCCGCGTTGACAAGCGCAACCTTGTGCTCGCAGGGGCCTGCATGAGGATGAAGATGTAACTGTCTCACCCAGTAAGGACCGGGACGGTCTTTGCCCTCATTAGCAAGAGGCATTGCTTTTTTCAAGCCGGTCACGGGGGAATTGAGAGCGTTGCCGAGCAATCGGGCAAGCCATGTGTTTCCGCTTCTCGGGTATCCAACGACAACTACATTCTGTCGTTCCTGCATACTATCGCCCTATCGACATGATATAGATTGCGTTGCCGTCTTTCTCAATGGCCCATAGGACACGCCACTTGCTGAATTGTCTTTGCGCCCAGTCGTGGAAGTAATTGTAGTTATTGATGTCCAGCCACATGTGTTGAGCGACAATCAAGAACTGCGATGGCCTGATTGTCCCCAAGAATGCTTCTCGCTCATCAAGCGGCGCCTCGTCGATGCCATTGCACGAGATGAACAGGTCGGGCTTTCTGGGATGCGGCTCCCAATGGACACTACATTCAATCTCGCGGGTGCCCAGGTGATACTCCTGCATCAATGCCATTTCGGGATAGTCGTAGATGTAGTAATCGCCGCGGAAGCCAAGAGCAGAGCAAACGACAACCATCGCCCCATAGCCGCCACCGAACTCCACAATGGTACTCAGGTCCTCCAAGCGCAGGGACGATTGACGACGTAGCCAGCGCCACAGGTGATATGCTTGGCAAACGAGGTTGGGAGCATCCTCTTCGCCTTCGAGCCTGCCGAGCCATTCGGGAGGGATTTCTTTGGCGGCTTTGATGACCTTTTTGTTGCCGTGGCCGACATACATTGTTGCTATGACGGTACTCCATGTCCACGGCTTATCTGGCGGCTCTTTGACCATATGCGCCCGCATGTTTTTGCGGCGGTTGGCCCAATAGCCGGAACCCTCAATGGGAGGGAGATTTTCAAAGCGCGTCCAGTATTCGTTCTCAAACACGGCACGTCTCGTAAATGTAATCGCGGAAGACCTGCAAAACGTACTCGATGTCGTCCGGCGTCAGTCCGGGATGGCAGCCGATATAGAAGCCATTCTCGTCTACATACTTCGAAACGGGATAATCTTCCGGCCTAATCCAATCCTTGTAAATGGGCTGCGAAACGATGGGCATCATGTCTCGTGTCTCGATACCCAGAGCATTGAGGCATCGAATGAATTTCTCTTTGGCGAGCACATCCCGTCGGAGCAGAATGGGGAACATCATCCACGAATGCGTGTTGCCCTGGCGCGCGCTTGGTAGATACCACAGGCTCACACCTATCTCGCGTTCGATGTTGCGCAAGCCAGTGCGTAGGTGTCGCGCATTCCTGCGGCGTGTCTTGATGATTTGCTGCCAATCCTCTAACTGCGCCAACGCCAGCGCAGCTTCCAATTCCGTGATGCGATAACTGTGACCACAAAGGCTGAAACGAAAAGAGCGGCCAGTAACGGGCCGGGGCGAGAAATTTTCATCTGTGTTCAACTCCTGAATATCAAGGCCGTGATTGACCAGCGACCTCATCACCTTGGCGTAATCCGGATTGCTGGTCGTTGCAATGCCGCCGACGCCCGCGGTGATGATATGGGCATTGTATAGGCTGAAGCATCCGATGTCGCCCATGGAGCCAACGGGCATTCCGTGATGGGCTGCGAACATGCACTCGCAACTATCCTCGATGATTTTCAAACTGTACCTGTCGGCAATCGCCATCAATGCGCGCATGTTGCAAGGCTGCCCATACAAATGAACGGGGATGATGGCCCGTGTTCGGTTCGTGAGTTTCTTGACGACCTCCCGCGGGTTCAGGCCGTAGTCGTGAACCGTGATGTCCGCGAGAACAGGCTTCAGGCGATTGTGCAGGACGACATTGACGGTTGCCACGAACGTCGAAGCAGGCACAATAACTTCATCTCCATCCCGCCAGCCGTGTATCTCTTTCATGGCCTGGAGAGCAACATGGAGACTGGAAGTGCCGCTGTTTGAGAGAATGCCATAACGGCAGCCGTGGAGCCGTGCGAACTCTCTTTCGAACCTCTTAGACATCGGCCCATAGGAAAGGCGGCCCGATGCTAGCACCTTATTCACAAGAGTGACCATGCGCAGGGAAGCATTGAAGTCGCCGGTGCCGACACGCCGAATGGCCCTTCGCCCCGCCTTGCCTTTCTGTTTTATCATTCTAATCCCTCCAGTAGGCCGAGGTTTCTCATCTCATCAATATCCTCTGCCTTCAAGCCATCGAGAAGCAGCTTGCCGGGCTGGTCTGCGCGGAAGGCGAGGCAATGCTTCACGGGCGCAACTTTTGTGCCGAGTACCAGCATCGTATCGCCAAAAGCAGAGAGCCTTGTTGTCCCTTTGATTTCTATGTCCCAAGGGCTCTCATGCGGGACCAAGATTTTCATTAGATGCTCTGTGCGCCAAAACGCAGTCATCAGGCTCATATGATACGGCGAACCCGGCGACGACTTCACCAATTCAATGTCCTCGACCTTGCCGTAAGGCTGCGCCCCGCCCGCGAACATACGGTCCGTTGTCAGGTCCATGCGGATGACATAGCGAAACTGGCGCATGTAATCGTATAGCATCTGAACCGCGCGCAGGTCCACAGGCTCTGTTATCCAGTAGTCCTCCAGCATGAAGGCGAATATTTCATCGCCCAGGTACTCCACCATGCGGATAAAAGCATCCGACCACCTATCCACCGGATACTTCTCTTGCTCGCCCAGGACCATGAAATGAAAGTTCGACGGCAGCGAAAATGAAGGCGGCGTGAAGCCGCCCACAATGACCTCGACTTCGGGGGACCAGTACTTGTTGAAAAGCCAAGCAAAAGGCCTCAGAGCAAGCAGATACTTGTCTGAGGTTGTGACGAATACGCGATAACCCATGGGTCCCTGCTACTCAGGTTCTCTAGTGCAGATTGGGCTCAGAGGAGGGAGGCCGTTAGCCTCCCCCCTCATCATCCGCTAGGTTAGAGCCAGACCGCGTGCAGGCTTTCACCGCCTCGGAGGCTCACGCCGCCATCCTTGAAGTACGGGCTGTCAGGATACGGCTCGCGCACGTGCTGGAGCGGCTCGTAGAGCACATCGTCGATGCGCCCGGCAAGCTGCGGTGTTCGCAGCACAATGCGAGGCTCAATCTTGCAGGACAACTTGTAGCACCACTTCTGGAATTCGGCGGCCCAAGAGTACATGCCGCGGTCGGTCCAGAAGGTTTCATTGCCGCGCAAGAGAGCGGTATCGCGTGCGCCGGCCCGATAGTCCACGTACTCCAGGTAGGTGACCTGGAACCCACCCGTGATGGTGAGCGGGATGAAGTAGATGGATGAGCGGAACGTGCCGTAGCCGATGCTCTCTTCCAGGATGCCGCTATCGGTGATGACACGATAACGATGCCCGTTGATGTCGATGTACTTGCCCGTCCGCATCGCATCAATCTGGGACCGCATCTCGCCACCATCGAGGACGGTGCGGGACTGGTCGCCCACGACCGCTGACGCGCAGCGGTTCGTGTTGTACTGGCAGGGCCAGATTTCGGTCAACTCGAACCACAGGCCCTCGGTCATTGCGATGACCCACTCGACTGGCATGAGGCCCATGCGCTCCGCGTTGTAGCGCAGGTAGAACTCCATCATGCTCATGTATTCGACGATGCTCGGTGAGGAACCGGTCACAGGGTTGTTGTTGAAGTTCTTGACATCGCTGTCAAGCGCCTCGCAAGCAGTCTCAGTATCGGCATCCACTTGGCCCGTCGCGATTTGATTGTCGAGGCCGGGGCATTCCTTGTAGCCGCCGCCGACGTTGTTATTGGCAGGCGTGCCCTGCCAAATCATCCTGGACAACTCGCGCTCAATATTCACGCCGACCGTTACCATCTCGGCCATTGTGTAGATATTGAGGATGTCTGCTTCGCTGAGCCCCGCGGGGGCCATGTCACCGAGGCCAAGCACCCGCCCGCGCAGGGCAAGGTCCGTACTGATACCTCGGTGCAATCGCAGCATCACCTTGTCGAACTCAATCGTCGGCGTTGACCGAGAGAGGCGTCCGAACGCAGCGGTGAGATTGCAGCCCTTCATGTAGCCCATCGGGGCGTCATCGCACGGCTGAGCAGGCTCCGAGCCAACTGTGTCCGTGAAGCCGGTGATGGTAGCGAAGCGAGGATTTTCATAGGTGGACGGCATTCGCGGCAGTTCGGTGATAAGCCCATGCGGACGGACATAGGCCGTGATTACGTCAGGCTCTACTCCGGGTGTGGAGAAGATGCCGCCGCTACCGAACAGAGATGCAGGGCCGGTCGGTCCTGCGTCCGCTGACTTTTGTTCGGCCAGAGCCTGGAACGCAGCGGCTAGTTGTTTGATGATTTCAGGCGAGATTTGAGTTTCCACTATTCAACCTCCGGCTTTACACCCATTTGGAACTCCATGTTGCGCTGTTTGATTTGGCCCAGGATGGGAACCGGGAAAGCGCCGATGCCCTCTTCCGGCTTAGTTTCCTCTGGCCCATCCTTCGCTAGAGACACGCGCCCGTCAACCTTGGCCTCCTCCTTGCCGATAACCGACCCCATGAACAGGTCCTTCAGGCTCACCTTCGGCGTTTGCCCAACCACCTCTTCGATGGCTTCTTGGACCTGTTTGTTCTCGACTTGGAGATTGTCAATGCGTTCGTTGAGCGCGTGCAACTGCTCGCCAATGGCCTTCATAGCCTCTCCAAGCTCTGAGCGCAATTCGGCAACCGGGTCTGGAGCTTCCGGCTCCTCCTCGTCCGCCTTCTCTTGCTCGGCTGCGGGCTCTTCGGCCTCCTCTTCCGTGGTCGTTTCCTCATCGGTGGCTGCCTCGGGCTCGGGTTCCTCGCCCTCTTTGTAGTCCACCCCTGCGGCTACCAAGGCCGCTGTTTTGGCTTCCGTTTCCTGCTCGATTTCCTCTACGAACTCATCGCCCATGAGTTTGCTGAGGAACTCTCGCTTCTTTTCGGACAATCCCATCTGCTCTACCTCCTTACTGACGGTCAGGAAGTCCGTCCAAGGGTTCGCTGCCGCGTCGATTGGAAGATACGTCATCTCGAAGGTCCGGTACTTCTCGATGATACCCTCTTTCTCGTCTTTGTCCAAGGCAATGAAGCCGTGGCTCATGCCCAGGCGATATTCCTCTTCGACGGCTTTGATGCGTTCGGCTTCTTCGGGCGTGAGCGGTCCGCTCGCCATCAAGAAGCCGTCCGAGTATTCCACCCAATCGGCCTTGTGGGCCGTCGCCGTCTGAGGAATGTGCCAAGCAAGTAACCTCGGCATCCGTTCCTGGGGATTTGCATCTACCCAGGCGATGTATTCCTTATGGGCAGCTTCGGCTAGCACCTCGCCTTCTGGATGCCTGCCATAGTCTCGGTCTCGGAACTTGTTGCTCACCCATCCGAACCAGCGCCATGAGCCGCTGTTGTCCTTGAAGACGTAGAAGGACTTTTCTTTCCTAATCGCCTCGAGCCGCCGCTTCAGCCTGTTCTTTGTATCGTCGTCGGCAATCTTATTGATTGCGGCTGATATGCGGCTCAAGACTTTGGACTTATCATCGGCTGGTATGTCAACCTTTTGGCCTCGGAAGCCGCTGGGTTGCAGCGCCGTGATAGCCATAGAGATGTGGTCTTCATCGAAGATGGGGAGCTTCCATGTGGATGGCGTTTCGGGGTCGGGCACATAGGCGAAATCATCCGCGGTGTGCGGCTTGCCATCCACCATCCGAGTAGGCTTTGCTTTACGTGTGACCATTCCGACCAGTTTTGCGATGATGCTTTCCTCCGATAAGTCTGCCTCCTTACTCTGTGTCACAATCTTCTCAACGCGGTCCGGCAACCCATCTGCCAGAGCCGCAACGCGCTTGCTTTTCTCGGCCATGTCTAACTCCTCGTCATCGAGGATATTCTGAACCATGTAGCGGAAGTCCCGAATGGCCGCTTCGTTGGCTGCTTGCAGTTCGCTTAGCTTCATATACTCATCGTACTCATCCCACGATTGAGCGCCGCCCAACGATTGGGTGATTTCAACAGGTTGCACTGCTTCTCCAAACTTCTCCACAATCCCATCCTTTTCTGCTGGCAGCATCATCCCGCGCTCACCAAGTTCTTCCTTGAGATCGGAGCCATCGTCCCCTTTGAGAGACTTCGCCTCCCATGTATTGTAGACACGGTCGCTGACCCGCGTCCAGTCAGGTTCGATAACCTCCTCGAAACCTGCGCCGACCAAGTAATCGGCTTCATGGTCATACACCTCGGTTAGGTGGTCGAAAACCTTGTCGGCATCCGTCTTTGACGGCGGGAACTTCTTTTTCAAACCGTCTGTGCCGCCGGCATGTTGCCAGAGCTTGTTGGTTGAATAGTCGTAGACTTTGCGCCCTGTTTTAGGAGCCTTGACACCGACGACGGATGGCGCGCTCGGAGCCAAGCCCAGATTCCCATAGCCACCTCCAAAGCCGCCACCTTTTGGCGCGCTCCCGCCTCTCATTCCGGGACGGCCTCCGTGTCCCCAGTTGCCAGAACCTGGACCGCCTTTTTCTTCCATCTCATTCTCCTCATCGTATCCTAGCACAAGACTGTCGCTGAGTGCAATCACCGCCTTCAATTCAACTGGGCTCGTCAAACCGATGGGCTTGAAGCCCGTGATTATCTGGCTATCCTGCGCCCGTGAGGCCAACTTGTTCATCGCTTGGAGTAATTCTCTAGGACTGCCATGTTGCGTATGCGTTCTTGGCATGAGCACGCTGCCGCCCGGTCCCTCTGTGCGCTCCAACTCAGTAATGCGCCACGGTTTCTCTCCCGGCCGGACGTTGCGATGAGCAATGTAGTAGGCTTGACGGCTCTCGCCAAAGAAATCCTGGTCCTCCTGCCAGACGACCGCTCCGTCAGGGTTCTTTTTGAAGAACTTCACCACGTCCACACCGGCGGGGGCATCCGATGAATACTCCTTTGGCAGTTTGACCACTTCACCGAGGCCCTCAACTTCGTATGTCACACGCTGGAATGGTACTGCGCCCAAACCTCCGCCGGGACTACTGCCTCCCCTCTGCCCTGGACGTCCCGCGTGCCCCCAGTTTCCAGAGCCAGGGCCGCCTTTGTCTGCCATTTCCTTCTCGGTGAAATACACACGCTCATGCTCAACGAAATCATCAATCTCCCACCCAACTCCGCGAGCGATGTATTTCTCCTCTCCATCAACGAGGTAATCATTGCCGGTCATGGCTGAGGACGGTGTATAACCTCCAGAAGAGAACACGGCCCTGCTCTCACCATATTCGTCTTTGCCGGTCGTGAGCATTCTGTATGCTGTGTCAACGACGTATTTCTTCGGGTACTCATTGTAGCGGCTAGTGGACCATTGGATGTATTTCGAGATTGCCGTCTTCGTGAGCTTCTGCGGCTCGCCAATGACGACGCTCTTGGGCGCGCTGCCTCCACGTTGGCCCGGACGTCCCGCGTGGCCCCAGTTTCCTGAACCTGGGCCTCCTTTCGTTGTAGGCACTTCCATCTGGTCTGGGTCGTGATGAAACCAAACGCCGATGTCATCGTGCTTATTGCGGAACTCGCGCAAGAACTTCTCCGCCTCCTTCTTGCGTTCCTTGACCTCCAAGCCCTGGAACGGCTCCATTATCTCCGCCATCACGTCACCGGGAATGCGAAGTCGGACGCCATACGGTTCGTGCTTTGCGACCTCCTTCGCCAAGTCCGCTCGGCCAGTTGCTTTGAACAGGCCCTCGTAGAACGTCCAGGCGCTGCCTAAAGCGTTGCCTGAAACAGTCTTGCGCTCCCTCCCTGCCTTCAGGAGAAAGTCCATTATCAACGGCGTGCCATTGCCCTTCTCGATTGTAGCTAAGTCGGCAAGATGCCAAGTGTTAGGACCCTTTTCCTCATACATCAAGAAGCCAACAACGCTGCCTTTATCGCGACGCAGGATGATGTTGCCCGACTCTCGATAACCGTGCTTGATGCCAAATGCAACGACATTCAATAGGTCGAGGGCCTGGCCGCGCTTCGTCTTTTCGTTCGGGTCTTGAATCTGGTTTTTCTTTTCTTCCCACTCGTATGTCAGGTCCGTTAACTCCTCGCCAAATTTCTTTCTTTGCTCCTCTGTCATCTTGCGCAGTTCGTATTCCTGATGAGTGATGGGCATGGCCGCACCGCTACTTCGCGGCGCGCTTCCACCTCGTTGTCCGGGTCTGCCTGCGTGTCCCCAGTTACCGCTTCCGGGGCCTCCTTTTTCTTCCTTGTCAGGTATGAACCAAACACCCGCATCGTCGTGCTTCTTGCGGAATTCGCGCAGGAATTTCTCGGCATCCTCTTTCAAACCTTTGATTTCCAAACCCTGGAACGGTTCCATTATCTCGCGCAATGTCTCAGCACTTATCGAAATCCTAACTCCAGTTTTGCTCCTTTGCGCCACCTGTTTTATCAAATCTTCACGGCCAACCGATTTCATCAAACCTTGATAGAACGTCCAGGCGGTGGACAAGGAAGTGCCTCCGATAGCCTTGCCTTCACGGGAAGCCTTTAGGAGAAAATCTAGGCATAGCGCCGTGCCATGCCCTTTTTCAATAGTAGCCAAGGCGCTAAGATGCCAGTAAGCACCCTTTCCGCCTATATCATATTCATCCCAATATATGAAGCCGACTACACGCCCTTTATCCCTTCGAAGGACTATGCTGCCTTTATCAAAGAAACTCTCATCGATGTCTTGCGCAATACTTCCAAGTAAATCGCAAGCCTTCTGCCTTTTCTCGTATTCTTCAAGATCGCCGATGTGCTGGATGCTATCTCGCCATTCATCCCTGACAGCATACAACTTCTTCCCGAGTCTTTCTCTCTGCTCTTTCGTCATCTCAGACAGCTTGTACTCTGAATGACTTATTGGCATCGCCGCACCGCTACTTCGCGGCGCACTACCTCCTCTCTGTCCAGGTCTCCCGGCGTGGCCCCAATTCCCTGAACCCGGTCCGCCCTTGACATGAATGTTGAGATAGGCAAGCTGCGCATTCGCCGCTTCCTCATCATCGTGGCAGCCCATAAGACGGCCATCATGGACTTGGACGACAGCAATCTGCCCCGGCTTACAGCGCGGATGATTGCGCACCTTCTTCCAAGGCATCTATCCCTCCGCAGCGGTTAGGATTTCGAGGAGGTGTTCCCCTAGTCGTTTGGGTTCGAGTAGTGTCTTCTTGGGTGAGGTCCAGATAACCGGCACGCCTTCCTTGTCTACCAGCACCTCGATACGCAGCACAGCAAGGCCTTCATTATCATTCCTGGCGATGCTTTGCAGCCTACGGATAACGTTGAACCATTGAGGTTTGATGTCTTCGGGCCACGCTCTACCAGGCATGTCTTTTCGTCGCCTCCCTGATAGCCTTAGCCATGTTCTTGTGGAAGGCTGATTTACGGCGCTTCATTATCTCTTTGCTGAACTCCCGCGGCTTGGTGCCCGGATGCCAATGGCCCTTTGACGATGCCCACGGACCAGAGCCGCGTGCGCCTTTGGTCGAGCCTATGACACGGGGCTTTGTTTTGGGTTTGCCGCCCGTCCTCCATCTTAGCATCTTTGCGCGCTTAGGCGCAATCCAATGCCTCTTGGTCCCCTCATCTACCCACCGGTACTTATCGCTCTCTGTGAATACGTCAACGGACGCTGGCCTGCTTTCGCGCCCGCCTTGCGGCCCCGGCGGTTTGCCATACTTGACCTCAATCTTGAACACCGGCCTCGGCCTGCTCCATGTCCTTGTGGTTTTCTCGTACATGCGTTTGACGACGCGGCCTTCTTTTTCAAGCGCCGCCATGATAGACACGATGAAACCCTGCTGGTCCATCCTTTTCCGGGGCGTGATAGCTTTGACCAGAAAGACGCGCGGCATCTCATTCTCTCAGCAGGTCGTACTGGTACTGCTCAACCGTCTCCGAGTTGTCCGGGATAGCGCCGCCGTCATCCCTTAGAACGTCATAGACATTATCATTCAGGTCTTCGCTCGCGTCGGGTATGGCATCGCCATCATCCATCAGCAGGTTGTAGGTCGTCATCTCTTTTCTCCCTGCCAATCACCTTCCATGCCCGCGCCCAGCACCGAGTGCATATCCGGAACTGTTGATACCAAATGACCTCTTCAAAGACAAGTTTGCGGCAAGGCCCATGCTGCCATTTGTGGCCTTCAAGCAAACATCGGTGAGGGCGGTCTTCCCGGCGTGCAGGGCTGGTCGGTTGGGACGAGACGGCAGCCGCATCGCCAACCTCCGCAGGCAAGGTTCCTGGATTGTGGAAGTGCTCCATACTTTTTCCAAACCGAGGCTCGATACACGCGCCCGTGATAGCGCAGGCAGTCAACACAATGCTCTTTCTCAGGATTGTAGAGCCACATCAGCTTCTGGTCCGCGCACGCGATTGCCTTGGCCTCATTGTAAACGGCGTTGTAGCGGTTGGTCCATAACTCCGCTCTTGCCAGGCAGGTTCGCAGTTTGCCGCCGCTGGCCTTGCTGTTTTCTGCAATGAAGCGGGCGAACGAGAGAATGGTCGAATGGCTGTCGAGGATGTGCTGGTCGAGTTGCGAGCGTTCGTCGTGGGTCATCTCCTCGACCGAGAAGCCACATTCCCGAAAGCCCTGGTACCATGCCTGCGTAATGCCACGGCGAACGGCCTCTATCATACTATCGACGAAAGTAAACTGGTCTATCTCGCCCGCCCAGTAGCCGCGCGTAAGCCCGCGCACCCGGCGACCAAAGTCCGCGATGCTTTTGGTCCGCAGGGCCATAAGCGCCAATTTACGAAGAGCGTGTAATTCTGATTCTCCTGGCGGCATCGCTTATCGCTTTCATTGTCTTTGCATAGATGCTATTTGCCTTCACTTCCAGGTCCTCTTCCGTGAATTCGCCTGGAGGCTGCTTGATGCCCTCTTCAAGTTCTTCCGGTTCTGTTTCTTCGCCTTCTTCGGGCGTGGCGGGCGTGGGCCGCTCTGTCTCAGCCCTTGTCTCTTTCTCCGCGCCGTACATTTCGAGCAGTTTATCAAGAGCCGCCATCGCCTCGTTCAGCCGCTTCTTCTCGCCAGGGTTCGCTCCGGCCATCTTTTCGAGGATTGTGGCCTTCGCAGCATTGATTGCCCACTTCACTTCGGTGGCATCATTCGATTGCTTGTCCAAGGGATTATCAATCCCCAAGTCTAGCAGGTCTGAGTAGTCAGGGTTGAAGAAAAGTGTCAGTACCGGAGTGCCATCCTTCAGGCGGCCATCACGCAACTCCATCCTTTCAAACTGGGCTTCTGTCAGGTCGCCGTCGGCCAGTTGTTCCTCTCGCAAGGTGCGGCTATCCATCGCTCCCACTTCAAGCATCATCACTTGCCTGCGGGCGCGGATGTTCTTTATCTCTGCCTTTTGCCTATCCTGCTCATCATCTTGGAAGTCGAAGCTGAAGGTCAGGTACGGCGGGAGGAACTTCGAACCCAGATGGCGCTCGATTGCAAGCAATGTCTCGCCCAAGCCCTTGCCCCGCTGCTTGATATGAGCGATGAGCGCCTCTGCCCTTGTGACGCCTCCCGTGATTGCGGGCCACAACTCCCGCGGGTCCATGCCAAACGCCAGCGCGATTGCGGCCATTCCCAAGGTTGTGCTTTGCTCCTCATTGAAGCCATCGGGCAGCCCAGAGAGTTCAATGAGTTGCAGGGTCGCATCGGGCAATTCTTGATGGCCCACGACAACCGTCTTGGAGTACCGCTGGAGTAACTGGTCATCCATGACCTGATTGCTCACGCGGAACGCTTCGCGCACGTCATCGGGGTCCAGCCCGCCGCCGGTCAATAGTAGGCCGCGCTGAGGCCGAGAACCCAACTTCTCTTGCTTGTGGATGAGTATGTCGAGAAGCGATTGAGCATTGTTGATGCAGCGGCTCAATGCGCAAAAGCCAACATCATGCATTTGAGCCAGCGGCGAGGGCATCTGGCTCTCCATGATGACGCGGGTGTAATGTAGCTTGTACCGCTTGCCGTCGGTGTCGGTGAAGACAACGGGGAATTCATGATTGCTCGTCCGTTGGCATCGCCACGAATCGAGATGGGCAAGGCCCATTGCAGGCCCCACGATAGGCCCGTCAGGCTTGCCTTTGCCGATGACTTCGAGAAAGGCTCCGTTGTCCTGAGTGAGCAAGTCTTCGACAAACTTTGAAATGAGTGTCATCCAGCCCTTGCCAAAATCGCTCAACTCATTCAGCCGCGCCTCAAATTCGTCGGCATGTCTGACATGAGCCTTTACGGTCATGTCTTTGGGGACAATGCGCCATGGGACAGTTTTGATGCGGCTGGTGAATGTATACACCGCACCGGAAAGATAGTCGTTCTCTTTCCAAAACTTTCTCAGGTCGCTGTCACGCCGCCGCGACCACCACGGAGCAACAAGTGTGCCCGCCCGCGCGAGCATGAGCAGCAGCGAGTGCGCTGCCATTACATCCTTGCGCTTGCCGCGCTCCTGGACGCTTTGTTCTGCAACTGTTGTGAGTTCGTCCTTCTTAGCCAAGTCGCACCACCTTCGCCTTCTTCGGCCTTCGCTCCAATGTCGCTATGCCGTACCGTTCCGCATCCATGAAGTGAAACTCGTTCTTGTTGTGTATCTTCTCCGTCGGCTCACCATTGCGGTCGAGTTCTCGCCTGTACATACCCTTCTGGTCGCGGTAATGGACCAAGTGCTTGAAACAGAATATCCTACCTTCGCTATGAGCGCCATACACCCTGTCTATGCCGACTTCGACATCAGACACCGCAGGCTTCTGGACCGGAATGCCCGCCGCCCGAAACTCAGCCCGCCATTGCTCCTCGGACGGAGCGCCCCCGTACCAAACCTTTGCGTTCCATTTGCGTAAGTAGGCAGCATGTTGGGCCGCAGTCCTGCCGCCCTCCCAATACTCATCCGTGAGATAGTAGGTCTTGTTCTCGGGGTTCATAGCGCAGCGGAGAGCAGCCGTGTTCACGCCACCGAAGTCGATGAAGCCATACACCGGCCAATCTTCCGGAATGGCGAAGGGCTCAATCACTTGTTTATCATCATCCCAGTTGTCGTAGATGAGGCCCGCGGGCACATCAAACTCGCCCCGGTAAAACATGTTGACTTTCCACGCAGGCAGCCGGGCGACAATGCGATCGTACTCTTCCTTGGGGAATGCCGGGTTCAGATAGGATGGGAACTGGACAACATCAATCTCATCATCGCCTTGTGTCCATGGGTCGTAGATTTGGGCTTTGAGCCAGCCGCGATTGTAGAGTGTTGTCGTGCCCAATACACGGCCCCGTGCGAGACTGAGACGGCGGCGGACGGCCTCCCAATGGTCCACTTTGAACTCATCCATGCCGCACTCGTCTAGCCACGCGGCTTTTGCAGTTGCGGCTTCCAGACCGCCATCGGATTGCGTTGAGCGCAGAATGATGCGCCCCCACATCAAATCGTCGCCCTTCTTGGCCCAGAACTTGCCGGTGTCAGGGTCGCGCAACTCAATCACACGCTGGCCCGCCCACCAGCGGCCTATGCCCAGGATATTTTCAAACACCCGCCTCATCTCAGGCAGCATCTTCAGTTTGAACAGGTCGTAAGAGGATGTGACAGCGAGATAGTCGTTCTCACCCTTGGGCTCAGAAGTGCGCAGTATCTCGCGGTGCAGCCACCAGGGGCCAAAGACGGTTTTGCCTCCCTGCGTTCCTGCGAACACAAAGACGAAGCGCCGCTTGCTATACCATGCGACATCCTGACCAGCATGGTACGAAACGAATACGCGGCCAGCCTCAAACCGGAGAAAAGGCGGCGGCTTAACTCTTGCCGTCGCCTCGACCGTCGGCTCCATCACCGTCCGGCTCCTCGCTGCTATGAATGATGACGACCTCTTTCAACAATGGGGCGCCGCCCTCGCCAGTCACCTCTAGCTTTTCGGGCATGGAAAGGCCAAGCAGTTTGTCTCGCCTCTCCATGATTCTCAAACACCTATCGACAGCGCCGACGATGCCCTGTAATGCCTGACGGTGCATCTCGACATACAGGGCATCTAATCGCTCCAACTCCAGAGTGCGAACTGCCTCGGCATCCTCGGCTATCTCTTTGCGAAGGCGGGCCAGCTCGCGTTTGACGTCTTTGTAGGCATATCGCTCATCCCATCCAGCAGGTAATCGTTCTGCGCCGAATTGCTGAATGGCGAGTTGCGCTATCTGACGATAGTTGACGCCTCGTTTTCTGAGGTTCAGTACGAACGCTCGGCGCTCGGCCGTCTCAATGTATTGCGGCCAAGTCTTATTGGGCATGTTTATTACCTGTCTTTCAGTTACCGGCCTCCTGCAAAGATGCGGTCGTCAGAAGATGTTCTTCTTTGACCAAGTAAATGCCCGGAAGAGAAACCGCTGTCACAATGGCCTTGAAGATGATTTGGCCCCCAACGATGTGCATGGCGGCGGCGAATGGCATAGGTTCAGCGCCAAAGATTACGGGCAGATACACGAATGCCAAAGCACCGAAGATAAGGCTATCCAGCGGCAAAGAGACGAGGTTGGAGATGATGACCCTCATGAACTGCCACGGGCCTTTGAAGTATCGGGCCACGGCATGATAGACGTCCGTATCAACCCACTCGCTGACCACCTCCGCGATGATAGAGCCCAGGACGATGGCAGGCACGAAGGCGAAGATGCTAGACCAGGCTTCGGCCAAGCCATAGAACGGGGGAGCGGGCAGGCGAGACATCCAGTACAGATAACCCGCCATGATGAGGTTCAAAACGCCCGCCATGACGATGGCAGCGCGCGCCCATTCACGCCCTAAACGCTTGTGAAGCATGTCTCGCAGCGTGAATGTGATGGCGAAGACGAACGTGCCCGCAGGCATCGTGACATTGCCAATCTGCACAATCTTGGTAGCCGCAACATCGGCAAGAGCCTGGCAGAAGATATAACCTCCTACCAATGCCACTACGGCCCAAGCAATGGGCAATCGGTTCTTCCTGCTTTTCCTAGACATTTTCAAAGTTCCTTTCGATGCGCGCTTCAACTGGCGCATGTACGGTTGTCGTAGCCGTCACCGTGACGGCCAGAGGAATGTCACCAAGCGCCTCGGTCAACGCATCGAAAGCCATCTTGCAGAAGCCCTCGATAGTTGTCTCGGCGTTGGCGTGCTCCCGAAGCCAAATCTCAAAGGACTGGAACTCCAAGAGCAGGTCGTCGGCCAAGTACTCAATCTCCATAACACCAGAGAAGGGAGCCTTGCCGACCGAGCAAATCGCAGTAAATTCCGGCGTGTAGCGGATTGCGATTGGCCCCGCGTCGTTCTTAATTGTCTCTATCAAGTCATCACCTCCTTTCGTTTATGAATTCCTCGACCTTACGAAATGCCTTCCAATCCGGCATCTGCTCTGGTGGCGACTTCATGAAATAAGCACTTGGGCCAATCAGAACACCGGCAAGGCCGCGGTCTAAAGCCAGTTTAGCACAACGAATTGCATCAATCACAACACCGGCGCTATTGGGAGAATCCTGCACCTCCAGTTTCAGTTCGATTGTCACCGGCTGATGCCCAAAGTTACGCCCCTCCATTCTGATGTAGCAATTCTTCTGGTCCTTCAGAAATGGCACGTAATCAGATGGCCCGATGTGTATCTCCCCTTCCCCGAGATGCTCTGGCAACATGCTGTTGACCGACTGGGTTTTGCTAATCTTCTTGCTGGTCAAACGGCTACGCTCCAGCATGTTGAGGAAATCGCCATTTCCACCGAAATTCAATTGATAAGTTCTGTCCAGCCAGACACCTCGATTTACAAACAATCGCGACAAGACCCGATGAATGATGGTGGCACCAAGTTGCGACTTCACATCATCCCCAATGACGGGCAGGCCTCGCTCTTCGAATTTTGCCGCCCAAACCTCGTCGCTGGCGATGAATTCGGGTATGCAATTGATAAACGCGCAGCCTGCATCAAGGGCCGCTTGGGCATAATACCGGGTGGCTTGCGCTGAGCCGACAGGACAGAAATTGACCACAATTTCCGCCCTCGCCTTTTTCAAGGCGTCGGTCACATTGACGGAGGCCAACGATGAAACCGGTACTCGCTCCTTCAGATACTTGCCGAAGCCATCGAGCAAGGGCCCTCGCTGGACAATCACATCGCTTTGGACATCGGTAAATTGCATGGCATTGTTTGGTGGCGCATGTATAGCTACGGCCAAGGGATACCCGACCTTCGTTGCGGCCACATCGAATGCCGCCACGACTTTTATGTGGCGGATGAAGTAACCGGCGAGATTTGGGTGCATCACGCCGGGTATCTCGCCATCTGCCTCAACGGCCTTGTAGAACTCCAGCCCCTGAATGAGCGCACTTGCACAGTTACCGACACCAACAACCGCGACACGAATTTCTTTCTCAGGCATGGACATCTTCCTTTCCGATGACGGCCAACGTTTCTTTTATTCGCTGTGCTGTGTAACGACAATTTCCCACTCTCATCTTCTTCCTGTATTTCTCAATGGCCTCCTTACAACCTTCGAGTGGATGAACTTCGTAGTTCCAAAGAATTTCATCGTCCGGAATATCGTTGTAGGCGAATGCTATGTACCTGCGCAAGCAAGATTGGCAACGCCCGCATTGCACACCAACAGTTCCCTCAAAACACGAGTATGTCTTCAGCAGCTGCTCGATTGTCATTATCTTCTGGTCTATGGCGAAGCGCACCCATTGAGCTTTCGTTCGTTCTCGCATCGTGTAGATGCGCTGAGGAAGCATATCGTCCATGAGCGTAATGAAACGGTCGCTTTTGTCTCCTCCCCGCGGTGGGCTTTCGCCATTTACGACAGAGAATAAGATTGCGTTGCTTCCTTTTTGCGCGGCATGAAGTAGGGCAATCATGTTCCTCGCGGGAATGATGTGCGCCCATTCCCCGACGCGATTTTCAACCGAAAGGGCAATGGTTTCTTCCTCGAAGTGGATGCCAAGTTGGCGCATCGCATAGAGCTCTGCTTCTTTGTATTTCTGCCCAAAATCGATATACAGGCCAGTAGGCTCCCTGCCCTGAGCAAGCCACATGAAATATCCAATTGTGCTATCAAGCCCACCCGAAACAAGCACGACGTTTCTCGGCTCGCAAGGTATCTGAGTTACACCAATCTTCGGATACTCCGGCTCGCCAAGCGCCTCCAAAAAGGCTTCCCAGAACAAGAGAGGTGGCGGGTCAAGATTTTCAATCACAAGCCTTTCGGCCAATTCCGTAAGTTGGTTGATGAATTTGAGCATGTGCCCATTTCTCCGTAAGCCACCGGGCGGCCACTTGATAGGACCTTGCGCCGATTATCGCCAAGAAACGATTCTTTATCGCCTGGTCGTTTGCTTCTACGAACACTTTTGGGTCTATGCCGAGTTTTCGCAAATACCTCCCATAGGTGTAGATTTTTCTTTTGTTGGAACAATGGAAACTGTACCAACAACCAAGCTCATCATCGAAGATTTGCACAGTTCCGTAGCGATTACCCGTTGCCCACGACGTGCTATCCACCGAGTACCAGGGAAAAGACTTCAGCAAAGTCCAAGCTGTCATACCAAAACCATGCAGCGCGACGGGTTTTCCTTCAACCGCCCGAAAGCATCTTATCAACCAACGCATCAATGATGTCCCGCGCAGATGCTTTCCAGCAACGCCGCCAAGTGCAATGTAGTCGTACTTTTCAATCAACTCCTCAAAGTAGGCAAAAGGCTCGCCTGCATGATATACAGGCAATGGCTCCAGGCCCGCCTCTTCGAGAATGCGCTGATTTTCTTTTGTTCCCTTCAGGTCGCCCCGCACATCGAGATTGGCATAGCAATCAAAGAAGCGGTTCCATTTATGTAGCCACGCAATGTAGGCATCAATGTCAATCTCTAGGCCCAGTGTCCAGGCGGAGAACGCCCCGCTATCAGCGAAAAGGCGAAAACCTTCTGGAAAGTATGTTTGCTGCAACTCGGCAATATCTTCGTTTATGAAATGATAGAACGAGAACAGAAAATTATAGGGCCGCCCAGTATTGGCGAGCAACACTTTTGCTGTGTATGGAATAGAAGCGAGATATAGCTTCATTTCAGCATGGCAGCGATTTTCTCGGAAGGCGAATCGCCGGGGGCTTTATCATAGCGGTCCATGAACATAGCATAAACTTCGGGGCTTACTTTGAAGCGCAGAATTGGCCACAATTCTTCGTCCTCGAGTTCGCCATATTCCGCTTCAAGCTCATCGAGGGTGGGTGTTTGAAAAAGCCTCGCCTCCATCTCGTCCTTTAATTCGGTTAGTATTTCGCCAAGCCTTTCATCCTCGATTGCAACCTCGTTTATCAATACTTGCATCTTCTCGGCGTCCATGACCGCCATGCCCGTAATAGGGTCGAGCGTCATCAGTATAAGCATTTCTTCTTCTTCGCTCAGGTCCACATACTTGACGGGCACCTTCTTTTGGTTATGCCGGAGCGCCAAAGCGACACGCAAGTGACCATCAATGACGAAGCCCGTTCGTTTGTTGACGGTAACTTCGTCCACCCACCCAACCTCCTCTAAAGAACCTTGGAGCGCCTCTTGCTGCGCCTCCGGATGGATTCGCCAGTTCCTCGGGTTCGCTAACAATTGCTCAGGGTCAATCTCGCCCTGGCCAACAATGCGATTCTTCCAAATCTCATTCACCGGGATACCAACTCCTTGAAATTACATGGTGGATACAGGGGCAATATACACCGAATACGACGTGGATGCAACACTAATAGAGACCCAATTGCCCAATCGGCGGCCCGGCAATCACTTGAACTTTTTATAACTTTCCATTATAATCTTTATAAAGGAACAAGGAAAGAGGCACCTTTACAACCGAGGTAGGAGTGGCAGAACTGAAGGGTGGAACGATTGCCCGAGTGTCCGAACTGCCAACGCCAAGCCCGGGGCCGCTAGTACGGGGTATCCGGTGAGGGGTTGGAGTGGGGAGGATTGCAAGCAGTCGGAAAGCCCGGAGGTCGGCTCCGTAAATCCGAGGGTTAGAAGGAGAAGCGTAGAGGGACCGAACAACCGCATCCTCTACGGCGGTGTGCCTAACAGGCGGGCAGCCAGCGGATAGGCCCCTAGGCACATCGGAAGCGTTCATGCGAAGCGTGGAGGCAAAACCACATGGCTCCGTAAAGGAGTTGTTCTTTTAAATGGTAGGTCGTCAGCCGTTGGGACCGGGCTTGCCATTTGAAGAGCAAGGGAGTAGGTCGTCAGCCGTTGGGACCGGACCTGCTGGTGCTTTTGGGAGGCACCCATAGACCCCATGCTGGAATTGGACTGAGATATGGGCTAGCGGAGCGGCATAGTTCCGCTAGCCAAATGTCCGTCCAATGCGCACAGGAAGGAGATTAGAAAATGTTGGCCGTAGAAGAAGTCATCGCCAGACTGCTCGAGGACCACTCATGCCCCAAGTGCGGGGCTCCCGCAAACATTATGTGCCTGAGTGGAAATGACGCATTCTACGACGCGTTCTTCCCCTTCGAGTTGAATGATGGCAAGGAGCCAATGAGCGACCCGTCGCCGCCAGAAGGCGAAGTTACCTTCCGTTGCACCCAATCGGGCAAGACATTTTGCCTTGCGTTTGACCGAGGCGGCTGGAACCTCTAATTGAATACTGACCCCGTTCCCGACATCAGTCGGGGCCGGGAGCGGCTATTCAATAGACGAAAGGAGAGGACGATGGAAAGCAAGAACGTAGGCCCCGAAATCAATGCAGTCGGCAAGAGGTTCAGCGAGGAGATAACAAAGGTCCAGAAGCGTATGTTCGAAATCGAGGAGGTCAAGGACAACGAGATTGGCTATTTCTTCGAAGATACCCGCAAGTTGGTTCGCTCCATATGCGCCAATGCCATCCGCGACCTGGAGACCATCAGCGACATGCTAACTACTAGGCGGGATAGCATAGTTGTCAGGGAGATTGTCAATTCCCTGATAGACATTCGGAAGCGAGTCAACGCTCCGTTCTCGTTCCGAGACCTTCGACGGACCGTTGATGAGATGCACAGTATTGCATGGCACACAATCAACTTCAAGCCGGAACAGCAAGGAGAGGACGATGCCTAAGAGGAAACGCCACCTTTACTTCACAGCAGTTTATTCGGAGGATGACTGCGGTTGGTACGCAGAAGTGTTCGACGAGGAGGGCAAAGACGTTTGCATCATCCCTGAGCAAGGCGTTCTGCCCACCAAGCGCGAAGTAGTCCGGAAGGCTCTGAGCAAAGTAGAAGCCCTGGAGATAGGAGAAGACGATGCGCAATCCACTCAATGACGCCAACATGCTGGCCGAGGCCCTTAGGCCCCGAAAGGTCCCCCGCGAGGTTCGGGTGGAGATGCTCGCCCGAAAGGTGGCACGCGAAGGCGAGCCGAAGACCCAGTACTACGGGTGCGAAGGAACACCCAGTAGTGGGCCTTACGTTGCTGAGCGGCCCGCTCTAGTCTTGGACGACAAGTTCAAGCTGGTCCGGCAATGGCCGCATTGGCTCTTGGTCACACCTACGACCATTGACATCCTGAACCCGAACGACATTGCCGCCTTGACCGCAAGCAAACGACTGGAGATATAACAATGAGGGACTACGAAAAGGAATTGCTCCAAGATTGTCAAAAGCGATTGCTCGAAGTCACCCAAGGCTGCGCCGATAACATGCACGAGCCGCCGGTAATTCTGGTCGGCGTTTGGGGCGAGAAACTCGATAACGCTGGCCTCGGGCATGAGGCGTTTATGGTCCTGGTGAACGAGAACACGGGCCGAAGCGAGACATTCAATCTGGCCAACTTGATTGCCCTCGCCCGGATGGCAAACATCGGAAGGAGCCAAGAATGAAGTGCCAAGTTCACTTCGGTCGCGGCAAGGTGCCTGCGGCAAAGTTCATCGTCCACACGGACGGCCAGCACCTGAGGGTGTGTGAAAAGTGCGCCATCATCCTCAAGAAGGATGCTGCCAAGGATGAAGGCCGCCCGCACTACATCCCGCTGACCATCACCAAAATCAATTGAATAGCGACCCCGCCCCCAAGTGATGGCTTGGGGTCGGGAGTGGCCATTCAATGCGAAAGGAGCCGCATGATGAAGACCTCACCCGTTCGTAAGATAAGGCTTTACGTCCTCTATGGCTGGAACGCCGAGGTCCATCGAGAGTGGAAGCCACCCAGGACATACGCAGGCATCACCGATGCGAGCATGCGCCGCCTGGAACGGCTGAACGAGCGATGGGTCAGCGAATGGCGTCTTCAGGACCATGGCAGGGCCGAGGTCGAGATTTACCCAGTAGAAAGGAGATGGCAATGAAGGACTACGTGAACGAACATCTGGTGAACCCCCGGACTATGCGCAAGCGATGCGGGCGGCTTTGCAAGCCCTTCCGCTGCAAAGATGGGACTATCTTTTCGATACAGGCATCCGAGATGCACTACTGCTCCCCGAGACGCAACTTTGGACCTTACGGAGGCGTCGAGGTCGGCTTCTATAGGTTGCCACCGTTCGCCCTTCGTAAGTATGTTGTCAACTCCGAAGGGCCGCCTCGCCTGCTCGATTACCTAAAGGCTGTTTTCGGAAAAGAAAAGGAGCGGAATGTCCCTTACATCTGCGCATACGTACCGACCGAAAAGATGAACCGCCTGATAGAAAAGCACGGCGGCCCCGCATAAGGAAAGGAGAGCAAAGATGCTCGATGAAATCACCCAGGATGAAGACCTCGAATGGGCATTGACATTTTCATTCGCGGACTTCGAAGATGCTGTGGAGGATGGGGTCATCGAAGTGGCCGACGGTTGCATGGTCGAGTTGGATGGCACCTGTCCCCACGGCCACAAATCGCCCTTCCTAGTGTTGGGCAGCATATAAGAGCGAGGGGCGCAAGCCCCCGTTCCAGGGTTTTCGGGTCGCGCCCGAGGGCCCTGGAATGTAGGCTTGCCGATTATCAATCCGCTGCGTAGAAAGGAGAGGAACATGGAGACGCAAGTGTTGTATGCCTACTTCGAAGAGGACGCGCCAAGGGCATACGCCGTCGGCCCAAGCGATGAGGATGCTTGGGTCCGGCAGGTGGCGGACCAGATGTTGAAAGAATACATCGCCGCCAAACCCCAATGGCATATCAGTCCCGAGGACTTCCGGCTACGCCGCAAGTTCCTGGGAAGGACTGATGACGGCGCCCTCATCGAAAAGGGCGACTGGGAAGATGTAAGCTGATTATCAAGAAAGGAGAGGACGATGACGAAGCAAGAAGCAATCCGAGAGGGGCTGCGGGTCTTTGAACCCGTTGCTTGCACCAAATGCGGTTGGCTCATGGACCCCGCAGATGACCGCACGATTTGGCTGCCGGAGGACAACGGCAGCCATCCCTATTGTCAAGATTGCGTTGAAGTCAAAGTGCTGGACGAGGCGGAACTATGAACGACGCCCTCATCCGCCGCTACGACAAAAACGGCATCCTGACCATAGACCACAAGAGCAAGGTTGGCAAGGTTCGCATCTTGGCGAGCGCGTCTTACTTCTTCGTCCGCTACTACGGGGCAGACAACTTATCTTCTAAGATTGGCGTGGCCCATTACTCGAAAGCGAACGAGAAGCGAATGCTCCAAGATGTCGCCGCCTTCTTCGACACCCAACCTGGGAGAACAAAACCTCATTGAGACTGAGGGATAGATTGCGCACTTTAATATTAAAGTGGCGCCGCAGAAGAAAGGAGAGGCAAAGATGTTCTGGAATGAAGATGCACAAGAACTATACGATGATGCTGAAAAGCAGTACCGTTCGTCGATCAACTACGCGAAACAGATCAGGGCCATCAAACATCGAGTGGCATTGGCTCTGGAACATGAGCCCTTGCCGGAAGAATTACCGATTAGCTTTGACCGCGTTATTGGTTGCTCCGTCCGCTGGAGCGAAGATGATGGCATCAGTCCGCCTGACCATCCGCGCTACATCCAAATCGAGCTTGTCTCGGAGCCTTTCTACCTCTGGAAAGAGGAAGAAGACAAAGAAATACTGGCGGGTTTGATGCGCTTCTTCAAGATGATTTTCAAACATCCCAGGCCCGAGTGGACAGAGCGCGATTGGGAGACCGCTCGGCCGCCCAGGGCCGTGTACGAGGGCCTCGGTGAATGGGATGGCATGAAAGTCGTCGTCAAATTCCGCTCCTCATGGCCTGCGCCTGGCTGCGAAATCAAAAAGGTCACAAAAGAAACATATCAAGTGACCTGCGCGAAGCCATAAAAGGAGAGGCGCAATGACATGCCCTGTCTGCTCCAAACCCTATCTTCGCCGAATGCTGTTCAGCGAGAAGCCGCGCATCTATATCTACATCCACGCCGAGAAGCCCGGCAAATACATGGAGTTCAAGGGCGTGCGCATGTATATCAAAGAGGCCACAGAGGTTTGCTACCAGAAGGAGGAGACGGATGAATGACGATTTGCCGCCGCTATCACCCGAATGGGCAGACCACATGCCAGACCTAACGCATACAGAAAAGCCGTGGATAAAAGCTGAGCCGGACTGTCCCTGCGGCATCCAAGAACGGCACCGCCATTGTGGTGTTTGCGGCAAGGTTGTCAGCATCGGCGATTGGGACGCGCCACCCGTTGCTGAATTCGTCATCCGTTTCAGCCAGCAGCAATGAAGGAGAGGGTGAATGATACGAGAAACCAACGCACACCTAAATATGCTTGCCAAGCGCAAACCGAAAGACAATTATCAAGAAGCCGAGAGTACTCAGGCTGCTTTGAAGCTTCTTTGGAGGCTGGCATACCAAGAGCATCCCATTCATGCCTCTGATATAAGGCATGAGTTCCTGCGCTTGCTCCAAACGGCGGCCGAGCAGAACCCAACATACGCGATGGACTTCTGCCCCATGTGTGACGACCTGGAACCCATAGAAGTGCGCGTCACCGCCACGGGCATCGAAGCCTATTGTCAATCCTGCGGAACGTTCATTGACTGAAAGGAGAGGACACAATGGAACCGCTGTATCCGGATGTCGAAGTAAAGCTCTTAGGAGAGGATGGCAATGCCTTTGGCATCATCGGCAGATGCCGACGCGCGATAAGAAACGCCGCTCGCAAGGGCGTTCTTCCAAAGAGTATGGCCGCTACCATTTCCGAGGAGTTTACCAAAGAGGCGACGGAGGGCGATTACGACCATCTGTTGCAAACCGTGATGAAGTACTTCACTGTCTATTAGATGAAAGGAGGGCAATGCCAATACCTGCAAACCGAAGACATTATCAATAGGAGGAAGGAATGCCAGAAACAAAAGAAGTCCCCGAACCGCAGAACATCTATGAAGCCTTGAACTTCCTTTGGGCAAGGGTCGGCTACGTTCAGAAAGAAGAGAGCGGAGACTTGCCCTACACCTTTGCCAGCGAACCGGCCTTCATCCGTGCCGTTCGGCCTCACATGATTGACCTCGGGATTATCTGCTATCCCGTCGCAATCGAAGAGATTGAGGTCAGCAGGTACGAGACGAAACGCGGTTCGGTTGCGCAGAGGGTGCTTTGCCGCTTCACCTGGGAGTGGATGCATACGCCTTCCCAAACGAAGTTGCAAACGCAGACCTTGGGCGAAGGAACGGACTACGGCGACAAAGCCGCAAACAAGGCCATGACCATCGCGGCCAAGTACAATTGGCGGCAGACCTTGATGATTGAAACCGGCGACGACCCGGATTATCAATCATCGGAAGACTTCGAGGCCGTAGTGACCAGGGTCGCAGAGGAGCGAGGCATGGAGCCTCCGCCCAAGAAGAAGCCGAAGAAGAAAACGGGAAAGGCCGCTCAGAGAGTGGTCAATCAATGGGAGCCGGAGGTCCTTGATGCTATCCTGGACCTGCAACTGGTCCAATCGAGGCCCCACGCCGTGAACATTCTCAATCACTCGGCTTTCTTTGAGACCGTGCCATTCGGGGAACTTGATACCATCGATGGCGTTGCCTATGTCATGGCATGGGTGTCCGGCCGAGAAAAGTACAAGGACGAAAAGCCCGAGGAGTACGCCAAGCGCGTGAACGAGGCGTATGGAAAGTTTCTCGATAAGGCCGCAGAAGCGTTAGGAGGCTAGTGTATGGGCAAAGTCCAAAGGATAAAAGAATTGCTCCAGGACCCGTTTCGCGATTACAGCAGGTTGAAGGCTGAAGAGAAGGAGGCCCTGAAATGGGCCTCCCGAGGTTACCCCGCCTGGGAGATAGCCCGTGTCATGGGCATCTCTGAGCCTATGGCAGCTTACTACGTTCGACAAGGCTGCCTGAAAATCAACCTGCCAAAGTACAAGATTCCTCGGGCAGTTTTCCGGGCCCTTGAGGAGATTGTCAATTCATAACTCGCGCAGAGAAAGGAGAGGACCAATGAAACTCACAATGGACCAGTTCGTAGAGCAGGCAGCAGAGTGGGCGAAGGATAACTTCGACGCAGTTGCGAGCCTGGAGGAAGTAGATTTTCAATCCCCCGCAGCCCTGCATGTGCCCATCAAGGGCAACGCCGAGGCCCTCTTCAATGCCGCAGGGCCCAAAACGGAAACGCTCATGACGCGGCACGCACAGTTGCAATTCGCTGGCCGCCTCGCGGTTCCTGGAGACTGGCTCTTTGACGACGAGAGATGCCCCAACCCTCTGCGGCAGATGGTGGCGGATTGGAAGCTGCGGAACACCCATGCCGAATGGATGATTAGGATGCGCGATAAAGGGGATACCCTGGCAACCCGCGCCGTCCTGTCATCGGAGTATCGGCCATACAACCACGACCAGTTCGCTCGCGCTCTCCGCGACGCAGTAGAGACAAGCGGCATCAAGCCCAATGTCCTCGTCCGCCAATGGGGGGATGAGATGCGCGCCTACCTCGTGATAGATGAGATTGACTTCGGTAGGCATCGGCCCGACCCCGGCTCTGCCGATGGCGGAGGAAACGGGGGGCTGCACCCCGCGGTGTATATCGGAAACAGCGAGATAGGCACTATGGGTGTAAGCATCGGCCCCGGTACCTATCGGTCCTATTGCGACAATGGCGTAATCTTCGGATGGAAAAACTCAGAACACTTCCGCGTCATCCACAGGTGGTACTCGGAGGCGGAGATGGCCCTGAAGGTTTCTGAGGCGATTGTCAATGCCTTCCGCTTGTCCGAAGAGGCGGCGCAGAAGTTCATCGAGACCCAAACGGTCAGCTTGAAGAAGCAGCGTCTGGGCGACCTAGTTGAGACATGGGCCTCCAAGTATGGGCTGCTCGTCTCATCGAAAGAGGCATGGCAGCAGATGGTGAATGTTCATGCGGCAGAGCGAGAAAAGTACACCCTGTACGATTTTGTGAACGACGCTTCTTTTGCTGCGAGAAACCTCGATAGGCCCGACCAGACGGCAACCCTTGAAATCCTGGCCGGTCGGCTGGTTGAGCAAGGAGTTGGAGACATCTACATAGCGGACTGAGAAATGAAGGGAGCCTCCCGAACCCCGCGAACCCCGAGTTATCGGACAGCAAGGGAGGCTCTCTTCTTCCTTTCGCTCCGGTCAGCCACCAAAGAGAAAGGAGAGGACATCTGAATTATAGCATATCGTTTCGCTTGTGAAAAGGAGTAACTCATATTATAATTGAGCCATAAATAGGACAGTTATTGTCAAGATGAAACAATGGCGACCCCCGGAGACCCCGAGTGCAATAGCAGCGTTATGAAGCCGACCCGCGGCACATGCCACGGGTCTTGTGCTTTTGGGTCGGGTATAACAGCAGGGATAGGGGCGAGCAGCATAGCCACGCAATAAACCCAGGGCTCGAAACTCCGCTTGGCCCACGTAGGCTCTTGTGGCAATAGGGATGAGCGCCGAAACCCGCAACTTCCATCACCGACTACATCGCGCGCCCGTAAAGCTATCGGGATAACGGGCCTGGGGAGGCGGGTGTGTAATTCTCCCCCCCGATAGGTACAAAGTGACAGCCTCTCTCTTCACTTTCACGCCCAGTTGATGGGCGTACTGTGACACCACAAGAACCAGAAGGAAACCTCAAAAAAAGGATGGGGCAAAAAGGATAGGACCAAAAAAGAGCAAGGAAAGCCAAGAGCGAAGGAGGAGGACAAACATGGGAGAAACAGAGAGAAGGATGACGATAAGAGCCAGGGGTTTTCGCTCAAAGTACGAGGGCAAGTGCTGTGTATGCGGTGGAGATTATCAAATAAGCGACCGCATAGTTCCTATCCATACGCGTTGGGGAACCCGATATATCCATCATGCGTGCTACCGGCCACGAAAGCATCCTCTGGCAATCGGCGGGCCTCCACGCGGAAGGCTATCGCAGGATTACTGGGAAGAAAGGCTGAGAGATAGGTGATTATCAAAAGGCTGGTGCTGAACTGCCAGGACCCCGGCTGCCCAAGGATGGCACAGTTCGAGGTCATTCTAGAAAGCGGTTGGCGCAAATGGCTCTGCGAAAAACATACGCTCCTGATAGCACAAGGAGAGTTCAATGGGCACGTCATCGACCCTTATCGTCACGCTGGAGAGGCCGGGGAAAAGGCCGAAGACAGTAGCTAGGTTCAGAGGGGGAGCAGGCCATCAAAACCTCCAGTACACCTTATGGCTTTTGGAGAATGAGGAACGCTTGCGAAGACTCCACCAGAGGTGGCCCGACATACGCATCAATACCGAGTTTTGGAGCTAGGCCATGCTAGTTCCTTGTCCATGGTGCGACGGCGACCCTGATTGCGAATTGTGCCTGGGCAGCGGCGAGGTCAAGGACATCGACGCAGCATTCCCCGAAGCCGCCATTAGGAAACGCAAAGTAAGAGAGACATTTTCAAAAAGGAAGCCGTTGAGTAAGGAAGAAGTGCTGCTCGCTTCACTCAAACCCGAGACATCAAAACAGTGGAGATGCGAGGAGCCTTTGAAACCTTTGCTTACGGCATTCGCAGAATGCTGGCCCGAGTGCATCCCCAGGGGAAGCAAATCAAGCCTGTATGCTTCCGCTCGTGTCATCTTGCGCGAAGTGGGAGAAGCCCAAGGCGACAAATTCGTTCGTTGGGCGCACGAGATTATCAAACACGAGAGCCCGCATCTGTATGTAAAGGACCTGCGCTCTTTGGCTTTTCTGGTCCCGAGATGGAGAAAGGAACACACCGATTACTGTCCGACCTGCGGCCTCCATTACAGCGAATGCCGCTGCGAATGGGGTGCGCGCAAACGTAGCAGCCGTTACGGAAGGAGATAGATATGCGCATCAAAGTCAAGGACATCCGTCCCAGTCCCTTTCAGGTTCGCTCTGAGATGAACGGCGAACCGCTGCAAGAACTGATGGCAAGTATGCTAAGGATAGGGCTTGCCGTGCCCGTCAAAGTAAGACCCGTAGAAGAAGGCTATGAGCTTGTCTACGGTCATCGTCGCGTGGAAGCGGCCCGCAGATTGAAATGGATAACCATCGAAGCCGTCGTCGAAGACCTCACCGACGAGCAGGTTATGGAGCAGGGCCTTGCAGAGAATGTCACTCGCAATGACCTGGAGCCTCTTGATGAGGCCCGCGCCTACAAATCGCTGATTGATGAGTTCGGCTGGTCATGGGCTAAGATTTCCAAAAGGTTTGGCGTGAGCGACCGGCGCATCGACGCGACCCTGAAACTGCTCGACCTCCCCGACGACTTGGTGGAAAAGGTCACGGACATGGGCGCAGGCCGCCGGGGTGCCTCCAAGAGCGGAGAAATCAGCCGCTATCATGTCGAGGAAGCGGCAGCGGCAGGGGACGACTTTAATATTAAAGTGGCCCGCAAAGCCGTAGATGAAGGGTTGAGCGTCGCCCAGACCAGGAAGGTCGCCAAGGCCGTCGCCGCAGCCCCCACCGATAAACTGAAAGAAAGGCTAATCGAAACTCCGTATTCCGAGTTCGTGCATGACCCAGAGAGGATTGAAGAGGTCGCCCAAAAGCGAGGCGGCATTGACCCCTTGCTAGAGGAACGCAAGCCCAAGCAGAAGATTTGGGAGAAGCCCGTGGCGGACTTCCTCCGCTATCTGAAACAGATGAATTGGTGGCTTGATGATTTTCAAAAGGCCATAGAAGAAGACCTCCTATCGCCGGAGGCCAAGCCGTTCGTGGCGGATAGGCTCCGGCCCGTCCGCGACAAGATTGACCGGATTATCAAACTGCTGGAGGAGTGACATGAAATCTGAGGATTGGAGCAACCTTGCACGGGAAACCGCGCGATGGATGAATAAGGAAGGCTACAAGCACGACTACGATGCACATACGCGGGCCTATTGCACGCGAGCCGATTGGGTCGAGGCTTTCGGGCATCTGTACGACATCGACGAAAACTCATGGATTACTTGCGTGCAGCATATGTTCCGCATCGGCCATACGGTGGGCTTCGAGATAGGCAAAGGCTTCTTCCTGTGTTCGCCATCCGATAGCGCAACCTACGTCACTCGGCTCATCAACCTGACCAGTTCGCTCATGGACCGCGTGCACGAATTGGTCAAGGCTATGGAAGCCGGGGGCAACTGGCCCGAAATCAGCAACGGCTTCGCAGGCAGGGTTCGCATCCGCGATGTCCGCCAACTGACAGGGGCCATGGAGGACCTCGGCGTGATAGTCGATGAAGAAGTCCGTGTGGCGCTCGAAGACGCCCAACGGCTCATCACAAGTAGGCACAGACGATGACCAAGGACCCTATCGTAAGATTATCAAAGGCCGAGCAAGCCTTGGCCGAAGCAAGCGACATCCTCGACATACTCGAACTGCGCTCCAAGGCAAAAGCCATTGAGGTCATCGCAGCGGCTGAACAGTTGGGAGAACTAGCCCAGAAGGCCAAGGTTTTTCAATTGAAGGCGGAGAGGAAGGCAGGGCTATGGCTGCAAGAGAACATCAAGCCCGGCAGACCATCGCAGGATGGGAAAGTGACCCTTAATGACCTTCAAATCTCCTACAATGATTCAAGCCGCTGGCAACTGATGGCGAAGATACCCGAAGACAAGTTCTACGCATGGCTCGATGAAAGGCTTGCCAAAGGGCACGAAATCACCGCCGGAGGGCTGCGAGCGTATGCGAGAAATCTGCTTGGAGAGAAAGTGACTGCACCGAACACGCCCGGATACATCATGCTAAACCCGCCCGGATGCGCACTCCGAGGCTTCAAGGTCAAATGCGATGGCCCCATCCAAGGCGGCCATATCATCCACAAGGACAAAGCGCGCGGCAATCCCGAAGCCCGCGCCATCCTCGCAGCTTGCCCAGATGAAATCATGGCTCCACAATGTATGGCGCATAACGTGGGCCGGATTGCGAACTCGCGCGAAGCGATGCGTATCCAACTACTCCAGAAGGTTTATCAATACGGCTGGTCGCACATGAAAGAGTGGTTCGAGATGTTCCTTTCGACGTATAAGGTGAGGCCAGTCGAACTCGAACTGGAGAGGTTACTGGAACCATGAGGATGTACTTCTATCACCCATTGGGCGCTGAGGTCCAGATTTTCAATACAGACGACCCTATCACGGCAGAGGTAATCGCCGTCGCCCGCTCAGGCGAAATCTGCGAAGTGACCGGCAGTTACCAATGGGTGAAGGTCGAGGGATTGAGGCCCTTTCGCATTGTGCCCATCCGCTATGGCGAAGTGGAAGGATGGGTCAATAGGAAATGGCTTCGAAGTCGGAGATAAGAATGCGCTGGCCTGTTTGCGACATGCCGCCACCTCCTTTCGTCTTGTGCGCAGCGTCGGCTCCTTTCCCGCGGCTAGGCGGCAGGTCGGCGCATTCGTCTCTTAGGAAGGAGAAAAGCAGATGCACAGTATATCGCGGAATGCATTGCAATGGGCCGCCCGCCGAGGGGACGTTGAGGCGGCTGCGCAGGAGATGGAGATGCTCTGGTCCCCAAGCGACCTCGAAGAGGCGATGGAGATTATCAAAGAGGAAGCGCCGCCGTCGATGGTCAGAGAATACGCAGGGGAGGTGCATTTCGGGAAACTGATTATCACTCGCTACGGCGTAGAATTGACCTGAAATGAGAGGACACAATGAACGAAGCCGACCTGATGCTGCAAGGCCCTGGTGCCCCCAACGTTTTGATGAAATGCGGATGCAGGGCGCAGGCAGTCAACCGCGATGGCGACCCGGTTTGTGTAGTCCATGCAGGACTGACGCCCGATGCCTATATCCCGATGAAAGAGGTCAACCTCGAAGGCCGCAAGGCCAGATGCTCCGGTTACGGCAAGCGGCACGACCGGCACTATAAAGACTGCATCTTCGATGAATGCCAAAAACACGAGGACCACATCTGCCGCTGCGAACGGCCATCATCGCTTGACCTGCCGTTCTTTGTCTATACCGGCGAAGGGTCGCCCACGGCAGAAAACTTCTGCAAGAACTGCGGCCTGCATCGCAACTACCACAACCAAGAGAAGAAGATGCTCTACAAAGCCTGCGATAACTTCGAGCCGCAAGGACCGCAGGAATACGACATCTTCTACTGCGGCTGCTCCGTAGGGTGGGATTGAGATGGTCAGCGAAACTTCCCACGAGGCTCACCGAGAAGAAATCATATCGGGCCGCAAGCAGAACCGAGAGCGCAAGATTTGGGCGCATCTCATGTCCGTCGGCGGCGACCGAACGCGCAACGAAATCGCGACCGAATTGGGCATGAGATTATCAAGTGTCTGCGGCGGTGTCGATGTCTTGCTGAGGTCGGGATTGGCGACCGAAGGGCTGCCAAGGCCCGACCGATACACAGGCAGAAAAGCCAAGCCGCTTTACGCCATCGGAGAAGGTGGCGTCCTTCAAAGGAGATTTTCATTCGATGAAACGTAGCCGCTCAAAAGCCAAGGGCACATCTAAAGAGTACAAGGCCATCCGCCTTTTGCGGAATGAAGGTTACTATACCGTGCGCTCGGCGGGTTCTCATGGCCTTTGGGACATCGTGGCATACAACCATACGAAGGTGCGCTTCATCCAAGTGAAATCCGCAGGTGTGAAGCCATCCGCCGCCGAAAGGAGGGCTCTTTTACATGCCTCTGTTCCGAGAAACTGCTCCAAAGAAATCTGGACCGACATCCCGCGCAAAGGGTTCGACATTCAAATCTTATAGCTACTGCCCTGACTGTCTTGCGCTTGTGTTCTTCGTACCGTCCGCCATCACCGGCTACCCTGTAATGCTTGAACCCAAACCCGAGCGTATGGTGATGGTCAATCGCGATGGCAAAGGCGAATTCGTTCTTGTCTATCGAGAACACCTGCCAGGATGCTCCGCAAGAAGTCCAAACGGGGTCCAGAAAAGATGAGACTGCCACTCAAGGCTAATGACGCGGCGGCAGCAATAAGGCTCTTGCTGGAGCAATATAGACGTTCTGAGCATCGTCAAGATTTGCTCTGGTTGGGCAAGAAGTTGGGCAAGATACGAGAAGGGGACGCCTTCTCATACAAATATCTGCACTCCGTTCTGCACGGATATTATCAAGCAGGAGGAGGGTTATTGTATGCGCTCACGCTCGCCCTTTTGGAGCAAGACGGCACAACGCCTTTCCAGGCGCAGGCCAAAAAGGTGACACTATTATCAACCGATGACCTTGACGGCTGCATAATCAGCGGCGAAAGGCACATGTGCGAAAAGCCAGGATGCTCCATCGAGTTCGTCAGGACGAGCAAAAGCCGTAAATACTGCTACTCGTGTTCACCACCAAGGAGAGAACGATGAAGATTACAAATAAGTACGGCCTGCCGGAAGCATTGGTCGCCGCCGTCACCCGCGATGACTACGACTTCGATATGGCACAGAAAAGCGACATCACCGTCACCGGGCTTTTGTCTCCGCCCCTCCAAAGACGGCTATGGAAGGAACATGCCGACGAGATAGAGGAAGATGTGAGCGAGCGGATTTGGATGCTGCTCGGCAGCGCCATTCACTACATCCTCGAAAGCGCCGAACCATCCGCCATCACGGAGAAGCGCCTTTTCGCAGTTGTGGACGGCTACGTTGTGTCGGGAAAACTGGACCGGCTCCACCTGACGGAAAAGACCCTACAAGATTACAAAGTCACATCCGCGTGGAGCTACGTCAATAACGCCGTCGAGGATTGGACCAAGCAGTTGAATATGTACAAATGGCTGGCGGATAAGAACGGCATCGAGGTCAACAGGCTCGAAATCGTCGCCATCTTCCGAGACTGGAGCCAAAGCCGGGCGCAGGCCGGAGGGAATTATCCGCCCCGGAACGCAATGGCTATCCCGGTTGAAACATGGCCCAGTTCCGTCACCGAGGAGATTGTCAAGAAACTGCTGAGCGACCACTTCGCAGAGCAGCCGCGCTACTGTACGGACGAGGAAAGATGGGCTTCGCCCGAGCAATGGGCATTGATGCGGGAGGGCCGCAAGAGTGCCATTCGCCTCATGCCTTCGTACAAGGAGATTTTCAAGTACGCCGAGGAAAAGGGCCTTGTGCAAAACGGCGAATTGAAGAAGGGCCATAGCATCGTACAAAGACCGAGGAAGTATGCGCGATGCGAAGGCTACTGCCCAGTTGCCCAATGGTGCCCACAATGGCAGGAGGAAAGGAAAGAATAATGAACATCTCGCTATGGGTCGGGATTGTGGGCTTCTCGGTCGGAACCGCTGCTGTTCTGATGGGCGTCAATCTCATCCTGAGAACCGAAGAATTCCGAGTAGAAGCGGAGCGCCAGCTTCGCGAAGTCGCGCGGGAAATGGTCAAGGCACAAATAGCAGCCGACAAATGGAAGGCGCTGGCGATTGAGATGGGCTACGAAGAGTGCATCAGCCAACCAACGGCCGGACAATCTTCAACCCCGTCCTATGCCAGAGGCCGAATTGGTGAAGATTGATGAGGCAACCGGCGCTCGCATCTACAAGATTATCAAAGAGGAGGATGAATGATGGAGCTTGAGGATTTGGCACCCGAAGAGGTAGTGCGAATATTTGGTGACCTGTTGAAACTCATCCGACACGTCGAGGATTGCCCCGAGGACCAGATACCCGCCATCCGCATGTTCTGCGCCTACCACGGGCTGATTGATGACGGCTATTACTCGCAGATGCCTAAAGAGAAATTGCGAGATTGCATTGTGGGTGAGTTCAACTGGCTAGGCGAAAAGCCGACCACGATTGAGATGACCCATGAGCCAGCAGAGGATGAGTGATGGGCAATAGCGACAAGGAGGACGATTGTGAAGAATCGCTTTCTAAGAATGCTCGCAGTCATCGCGGGCGCGATCCTGATTGGTGGCGTTTTCTTTGGAAGCGCCTTGTGGGGATCGACATTCGACCAAGAAACCTTCGCGGAGATCGGTAGGTGGACCTTCGTCGCTCTAATATACATGGTCGTCACGGCTGTATTCGCCTTCTTCTATTGGCTATCGACGCCGGGCAAGAAGGAGGATGAGTGATGAAGGAGGAGCTACCCGATTGGCACATTGACGGGCGAGACATATTCATACAAGAATGGCACACGCTCAAAGAGTTATCGGTCGAAGAGGCAGAAAGTATTCTGAATAAGTATGCCACCCTCAAGGCTCTCAATGCTGAGTTGCTTGAGGTGCTGAATGCTGTCTTGGAAGCAGCACGCTTCGCCCTTGATTTTCACGCCATGGCGACGCCAGAATTCGTGCGGCGATATGGAGCCGGAGCGACAACACGAGATGTGGCCGACAAGCTGCGCGAGGCCCTGGCCGCGGCCAGATATGAGGAGGGTTGAGCCACCCGCGGGCGGGGCACTTGGCGGGTGAGAACAAAAGAAAGGAAAACAGTAGGTTGGGTGGAATGGGCAGTGCCCCGCCTTTTTTCAAATTGGAGGATAAAGGAGAATGAGTGATGGACGAGAAAACTGAATGTGGGCGACCTGCCATTGGCTATCTGATTTGGCCTGGACAAGAGCCTATACCGATGTGCCGCTACCACAAAGAGGCGCCTTTGCGACTGGCAGCAATGATGGGATGGCCAGTGCAATTTGTAGTGAGTGAGGCGGCGGGGAAGTGCCAGAGCCGAGACCCTCACCCGGAGGACGAGTGAAGAAGACGAAATACCCCAACAAAGGAGAGGAAAGATGGAGACCAAAGGATTGCCAATTCAAAAGTTGAAGCCCCATGATATGTTCCTTCACAAGACGTTTGGCAAAGGCGAATATCACGGCGTCGAGTTTGAGTGCTTTGTAACAATACCTACCCATTCGCCAATACTTCATTACAAGGGCGAGCGATACATCCTGCACATGAAGGATATTGTGGAAGCAATGCTCGAAGCCGTCAAGGATGCCCACGAGCAAGAACACGACGACGAGCCTCGCGCGCGCATCAATTACTCAATCCTGCCAAGCCATATGAGAGGCGGCATGCAGAGATACATCGAGGAAGGCATCCGCCCCGGCGATTTTTTGTTGGCTGTTTTGCGCAATGACCTTGTAGGCGCAGCCAAGTTAGCCGACGACGTGAACCTGCGGCGGCTACATGACTTCGCTGAGTTCCTCTACAACGAAGCACCCATCGCGTGTTGGGGAAACAAGAAAGCCGTCGATGAATGGATTGAGCAGGGTGGCTTGAATGGGGAGGAGACATGAGAAAGCAACTGATAGGCGTTATCCTGATTTGCCTCCTGCCAGGCCTCCTGTTTGGCTGCCTGCTCGGTATATTGGCATTTTCAATCACCGGCCCGGCCGTCGATAAGTCTTTGGAGCGGTCGATAGAACAGGAATTAATGTTGGAGACGCTGGTCAAGTGGCAGATATGCTCAGAGGATGAAAACTGCTGGAATTGCATAAGCCAAAACCCCGACATCGCTTTCTGTTTTGAGCATGCATACCTAGGCGTCAGAGGCATCACGCCGGACAAGTGGCGGGAGGTGTGGGATGGAAGAGCGCGATAAAAGAGCCGAGATTTACAAGCGATGGCTTGGCAATATGAAAGGCTCCAAACTGATAAGCGGGAGGCGAGACGGCCATGAAATGATGAAGCGAACCGAATTGGCAGTCGTTGCAATCCTGAGCCTGTGGGAGATAGCAGATGCTATACGCGAGCTTGCGAACGCAGTCCGCTGGCGCAAATGGCGCAAGAGACATGGAGGATGAGTGATGCCAATTCGCTATGCGATGCTTCCCGAATAAAGGAGTGAGTAATGGACTGGGTGTTTGAGCCAGACGAAAACGATGCCCATACGCTCGATGTGCCATACCTAGACGAGGCGCGGGCCGCGGACGGTTGGAAGGGCATCAGCACAACGCTTTCCTACGACCGGCTGAAATCCGAAGTGGTGAGCGCGATAGCTCGCCTTGGTGGCATCGTCCACGGCTTCCAGCGCGGCACATACCGCATCGGTGATGTCGAGCGCGCGGGCTGCATCATCCATTACTCCATTGAAGGCCCTGGGGGACAGATGGTGTATGGGCGCATTGACATAGCCGCCCTGCCCGTGAAGGAGCCGTCGCGAAGACACAATTGGCAGGAGGTCCTGCGTAGACGGCATGAGCAATCGTTGCGGGTTGCCCTCTATAACGTGGCCCGCGTTCTGGAGGGTCAATGGGTCCTGAAACAGTTGAACCCGACATATGTGCCCTTGATACCGTGGATGCTGGCATCAGGCAAGAAAACATTGAACGAATTGTGGCTAGAGGCGGGCATGACGCCGCAGTTGGCGCCGCCGAAGACAGACTTCATCGAAGGCGAATACAGCGAGGAGGATGAGTGATGGGCCATGCGGTCGAATTGGACCAGCGGGCTGTGGCCCTGCGGCCTGCGGCCGGTTAGAGCACTCAAAAACGGCTTTCGCTACTATGAGGCGACGACCTTTCCGGAGGACCCTTGGCAAGGATGCGAGATGTATCTGCGGCGATGCGCAGCCTTCGGCATGCTAAAGGAAGATGATGGGCATATCGTGCTGGACGTGCTGGACAAGAACGGGGATGTGGTGCAGGACTTCGCCCTGAGCCGTGAGGGCCTGCGGTATCTGCGCAGAGAGTTTCGCTTCAAAGTCGAATGGGAGGATGAGTGATGGCAGATTGCTACTGCTTCAGATGCAGGAAGTATTTTCATCCTCTCGGTATTGCAAGGCATCGGGCGATGCATCGAGACAGGGGGGAGGATTGCACAATTCGTTATGGTGATAACACTATCCGCACCCATGCCTATTCGTTTTCCCGTTTGCAGGAAAGGATGGACCACGAGCATCTTGTTAGGCGTGCCGCCAGATGGCTTGCGAACACAAAGCGATGCTCGGTCGTGATTACAGAGATGGCGGTTGGGGGAGAGGAACCAGACGCTATAGGCTGGCGCGGCGGATATTCAACGCTTGTTGAGTGCAAGGCCACGTGTTCGGATTTCGATGCCGACAAATGGAAGGTCGGGCGCAGAACGATTGAGGCCCTGGGCAAAGGGAATGAACGCTATTACTTGGTGCCTCCGGACCTAGTGGACTATGTTCTGGCAAACGCACCAGAGAAATGGGGCGTGCTGGTAGCATACAAAAACAGGGTGGAGATAAAGCGGCAAAGCGCCTATTTCGAGTCTGCGAAAGCAAATGAAATGGCAATGTTGATTTCTGTCATCCGAAGGATAGCGCGAGAAAAGCAGCCTCTCTCTGGGGTGAATGTCGCATGTTACACCATAGAGGGTAGCGAGCGCCCGCGGGCGACGCTTGGGATTGCGCCGGCCAGGGAGGATGAGTGATGGGCAGGCAGACTGGCATAGAATGGGCGCATACCACTTGGAACCCATGGATGGGATGCACAAAGGTCAGCGCAGGGTGCAAAAACTGCTATATGTTCCGCGAGCAGAGCCGCTTCGGCCACGACCCGACCAAGCTACGCCGCAGTAAAACGACCTTTGAGGAGCCGCTGAAGTGGAAAGAGCCGAAGCGGATTTTCGTCTGCTCATGGTCTGACTTCTTCTTGGAGACCGTGCCGATAGAGGTGATTGTTGGCGGCGAGAGCGGTCCAAACGCTAGGCCGATGAAACCGGAGTGGGTTCGGGCCATCCGAGACCAGTGCGTCAAGTATGGTGTTCCCTTCTGGTTCAAGCAGTGGGGAGGCACGAACAGGGTCGATGGGACTTGGGGAGGAAACATGCTCGACGGAAAGAAATACGAGGAGCTACCCAATTGCGGAGAGTAAGGAGAACGCACGATGATCGACATCAATGATGTGTTTGTGCAATGCGGAATCTGCCGCGACGCACTAGACACTGAAGTCAAGAATGAAGATTTGATTTTGGTATGGCCTTGCGACCGATGTTCCGAGCGAGAATACGGACAATGGGCACAGAAGCGCATTGCAACACTTAAGGCTGAGGCAGAAAAACTTCGCGCCTATGCCGATTTGCTTGAACGGGGAATGAGCGCGCATGAGGCGAGAGGAACAATATGGCCTCAGTATGGGGAAGATAAATGATGGATGAGAAAGGGGCAGCTAGAGACGAGTTAGCAGCCGCAATGCTGGATTGCTACCAGCGATTGTTGGACGAGCGAGGTCAACGATATGGCACTATGGTCACGAGAGAGGATGTGGCGAATGACCTACGCGAGGCCATAGCCGCGGTGGAACATGGGGAGGATGAGTGATGGGCAAGAAGTCGTGCGGCAAATGCCGACATGCTCAAAGCCAGGGATACAAGAATTGGGGTTCTTGCGAGGCGCCCGCGCCTAGATGGGTGTACGAAGGCGACGAGACGCCAAGCAATGTGGTGTGGTTCGATGGCGGCTGGTCCGATCTCGCTGAGGACTGCGAGATGTATGAGGAGCGCAAAGATGGATAGTGAGGGCATCCAAATTACGCAGAATATGGACGCTAGATGGGCCCGCAATGGGCTTCGATGGTGGATCGCGCGCCTGGCCGACCGCCTATGGCCCAATGCGTGTTGGGTTCAGTTGGCACTATGGGCGGCCTATCCTGAGCATCATAGGTTCCTAGAGATATTGGATTTGAGAGAAAGCGCCGTGAGAG